CCCTTGACGTTGGGGTTAACCTGACCGCTCAAGAACGTCACGTTTGCGATGCCCTCGATATATTTGCCAGCAGCGCCGCCTGTTCCGCCAGGGCCGCCCGCCGCGCCGACGCCCGCCGCGCCAGAAGAACCGGGCGCGCCGGGGGCTCCACCAGTGCCGCCAGTGGCCGCATCGTTGAATGTCGTATCCCCGACGCCGCCCGCGCCGCCTGCTGTGGCCGTGCCACTAGAGCCAGCCGTCGAGCCAAGCACCCCACCGGCAGCGCCGCCCGTTCCAACGGCAGTACCACCACCGCCGCCGCCGCCGCCGCCGCCGTAATTGACCGCCGGCTCGGTCCCCGCTTGTGTGCCGCCGCCGCCGCCGCCACCACCGCCACCGCCCCAAATCTCACCGGCAGCATTCGTAATCGTGGTTGGCTTGTTGACTTTTAGAGCCGTCCCGCCCGCACTACCGGCAGAGCCGGCGCTATTCGCCCCCTGCCCACCAGCACCACCGGTCCCGCCACCACCGACGATCCTGCCGTTATTCGTGATTTCCCAAACAGTCCCGGCGGGGAACGAAGCAGAAGTGAGATCAATGTCGGCGACGATGACACTGGAATTAACGACGATGACTCCGGTAAAAGCGCTCGTCCCGTCCCACCCGGCGGCGACGAACTTCGACGCCATGTTGGGGCTGTTTTCGGAAGACGAAAACGTAACGGTGAATGAACTGGTCGGGCTTGAGCCGGAAGTCGCGACCGTGGCTGAAGAAGCATTGCCGATGTAGTACTGCACCCGACCTAGAAAATTGCCGCCCGCCGTAGCATCAATGCCGGCAGCGTAAATGGCGCCAGCCACGCCTTGAAGACGTGCCGCAAAGACATTGGTAAGAGGATAAACTCCATTACCAGAAACCGTAATCGTCCCGAAGTAGTTCAGGGCATCCACATTGCCAATATTGACGACCGAACCACCATCAGCCGAAGACGCCCGTAGAACATTCACGAAAAGCCCGGTGATCCCTGAATTCGCGGGGAGTAGCGCGATCTGTGCCGTGGCCGAAGCGGCAACCGTGGCCTCCTGATTGACGACCGGGAAGCCACGGGAATCCGCCGCCGTGGTTGCAGCAGACGTGCCCAGCCGGATAACGCCTGTTAAGGTCGCGGCGGAAGCCAAAAGGATTTGACGAATCGTGACCTCGCCCGCAGAGACGGCGGGAGACACGAGATCGGGCATCGACAATTCAGAATTGAAAACCTGAGCTACAGAAGCATCGAGATTGGCAATCGAATCGATCGTGTCCACAAGAGCGCGGTTTGATACGCTCTTGCCGGTCTCGAAATATCTCCTGAGGGTTGGGCGGCCGAGGACTGCCACGGCTACACCCTGAAATAGCCGATGCCGACGACGAAGTTCGATGCGGCAGTCGCGGTTGGGGCCGCCGCGATGACGGCACCGGAAGCCCTGATAAGGCGATTGACATTCGATATACTATCGAAGGAGGGGGCGTGGATTAAGGTTGTGCCGGAAGCGCCGCCGCCGGAAGTCGCGATGGTGGCGTAATAGTTTGGGTTGTTTCCAACACCAATTTCGACATCTGATCCACCTGCGTCGGCGGAAGACCCAACAAGCGACCTGACGTAAATATCGAAGATATTCACCGGCCCCGGCAGAAACGCCACCGTCGCCGTTGCCCTGCATGTTCCCTCTACATATTGAGGAATACCGAGAGATTTCAGCACCGTATGTTGCGTGATGATCTTGTTCGCATTTCCCCCGGACACAACGGGATAGAGCGTGCTCGCCTGCGCAGAAGCCGATGAGACGAGGGCCGAGATTTTCCTATTGGGCATCAGCGGCCACCATGGTAGATTGAGGGATGCTCGCCGCGATTTGCCTTGCAGCGTCGCTTGCGTTCTGCCCCACGGTCGAGGTTCGTTACACCATGGGGCTTGCCCAAATGGACATGTACCGGGGCGTCATCGTCATCTCGCCCGCACTCGAACTGCGGAACGATTCCGAACGCGCCTATGTTTTCGCGCATGAGATCGGGCACGTCGTTCTTTTGTATTCCGGGTTGATCGGCATTCCTCTGGAAATTGCCGTCGATAAATGGGCGATCCAAACCATGACCAAGCTCGGCTACGATTGCCGCGCTGTACGTCCTTTGATGCGGCGTATTCGTATTCCCGCCGAACGCATCGATGCGGTGGTTTGCCATTAACGCACCGTGATCGTTTCCGAGAGGATGCAAAAATCGGCGTTGTCCTCCAACCCAAAGCGTTGAACACCGTTCTCCTGAACCAGATAGTCGCCGCCGGCCGCAAGAGTTGCGCGCTCGCGGGTGTCCCTGAGTGCAACCGGATCGCGGCGGGCCTTCACATCCAACTGCGGATGGCGCCCGTCCAGATTATCGCGATGGCGCATCTGGCCATCCCAGTCGCGCGCCATTTCTGAGGCGTAATGAGTCAAGCCCGATTCGTCGTCGATAACCAGATGGTCTCCGGGTTTCCAGGTGTTCCTCAACACGTACACTCCTGAAATTCGATTTCCCGAAGCCAGACGTTCGAGGGAGTGGAGATACCAACCTTGACGAGCCTTACATTCGTACCGCCGAGCGTGAGGCCGGTTATAGCGAAAGCAGCGCTGGTATTCCCGCTGACGCCGATGACGTTTGAGAGTTCCCCGCCAAGCCTCACCTGAAAATCGCCGAAATCGAACACCCCACCGACCTTGAACGTGATGCTGTTGATGAGCTTGTTGGTTGCGTGTTCGAAATCGATGTAATCGCCGCTGGCGAAAGCGAGCGGCACATCGACGGAATCGGTGCCGTTGTCTCCAATCCCGCCATCCACGAGATTGCTATAGGTTCCCGCATCCCAAACGATGTTGCCGGAAACCGTTATCGAAGCCGAGCGGTCCCCGCTCACCGTGACCGGCGTGCAGCCGCATGCACCAGCACCCGCAGCAGCGCCGCCCCAACCGAGTCCTAGGCGCCCGTCGGAAGGCCCAAAATAGCTCACGTCAGTACCAGTAGACGGCGCCGCGGATTCCCACGCCCGCCGAGACGTTGACGGAGAAATTCTTCGTCCCGGTCGTCACGAACCAGGGCGAATCCGACTTGTCCAACACGATGCTGCCTTTGTCTGCGATGAACATCGGGCCGGTCAGGTCATTCGATGAAGCCGCCGCAGAGGCGAGCCGGAAAGTCACGTTCGCCGCCGAATTGAACACGAGGAACAGACGGCTGATCCGCGCAACACCCGAAGCAGGAGCCGAAACGAGAGCATAGTTCCCGGCGGAAGCACCGGAGACGTTGATCGAAATCCGGGCTTCGGCTTGAGCACCATCAACGATATGCGACGCTGGAAGAGCGAAGTAGGCCGTCACTCTGCCCCCAACGGCACGGGCAGAGACAGTCATCACGCCGGATTGCGCCGAAACGTCAACGGTGTTGCGAACCGAAGTTGCAATACTCCCCGTATTGGCGCTGACCGGGGTAACGCCCGAACTGACCTCGACCGTTCCGGTGATGGACGCGGAAACCAGGACGTTTCGCGTGATGCTGAGGGTCATTACGGATCACCCTGCGTAACGGTGAAGATGATCGCGTTCGACCCGGAAGTGGCGGGCGTGACCCAAAGACGAACGGCCCTTATGGGGGCAACGTAGTTCCCGTCCGTGTTGACTGCCGCACCGGAAGCGTCGGGATGCGGCATGGTCTGAGCCCGGGCAACCGAGGCTTCGGCGAGGATCGGCTGTTGGGTGCTTTCAACCGTGTAATCGGCGCCCATCGGGCCGATGACCTGAACGCCCCAACTCACGGGCCGGAAGGGAGACCCGTGTACATCCACGGGCACCCAAGCCTGTGCCCCCGAGACCCCGGCGGAGACCGCCGAGACCAGGACGCGGTGATAAACCGCCATGGGACACCTACCGCTGGAAGTAGCTGATGTAGAGTCGCCCGCCAGCGTGGGTGATGCCGCCGGAAACCGAGGTGAGAGCCGTGCAGTCCACGAAGACCTGGGTATCCGCCGTTACCGCCGTGCCAATCCAGCTTGCCGCCGACGCTACGGAAGGCAGATTGATAGGATTGCCACCAACCGGGTAGACGCCGATGGCCGAGGTCTTGATCGTGGCGAAGTAAGCGTCATTGCCAGCAACCCGACCAACACGCCAGCTGATGCCCTGCGACTGGATCGAGGTCGCCGCCGAAGCGGCGCTGACCAAGTGCAGCGACATGGCGAGAATGTCGGAGTTCGCGGGAATGATGATACTCGTAGCACCCGAGGCCGTGCCCGCGAGAGAGGCAACCTGAGTGACCGCGGCGTGGCCAATGGTCGAAGTGGCCGTCGCACCTGTATCCACGCCGGTCTGGAGCGGGCCTGCCCAGCGGGTGCCGATTGATGTCCTACGCATTGGATTTCTTTCACGCGGCCATTATCACCAGTGGCCGCAGGCTGGATCACTTGTCGAAATGGCGGGAGGGTCGTTTTAGTAACCCTCCCGCCAAACCCGGTTAAGCGCCGGGGGAGCCGTAAACGCCGTGCGGGTCTGTCCAGCCAGACGCAAACCGCATCGTGGTCAACATCTGGAGGTTCTGGGTCGAGAACTCGTTGTCTCGCTCCGCCTGCGGCTGGCGGCGCCAGTAGTGGGTCATCCCGTTCTTTGCGCTCGTGATGATCTGCCACTGGTCGCTGTCGGTCAGGTAGGGTGAAACCACGACGCTCAGGGAGCCGGCGATGACGTTCTTCGTGTTGTCCGCCGAATCCACGATCTTCTCGGTCTCCATGATCTTCCGCGCCGTGAACTGTAGAGCGGTCGGGACCAGGAGCTTCATGGGCTTCAAGTTCATGCGGAGGCCCATGTCATCGACGTAGTTCGAGATGTCGATGAACGCCTGTTCCAGTGCCGTCTGCGTCAGATCGGAAGCGGTCGCGAGGATGTTGGAGTACGTCCCGCCGCCGGCAAGGTTGTGCGATCCGCTGAACAGGATGACCCCGTCCGCGCCCGTAAAACCAGCCGTGTAGCCGTTATTGAAGTGGTTGGTGTTGACGGTCTCCAGGGTTTGACTCATGGAATCCGACAACATCCCGGGGATGGAGTTGATGTAGTTGTACTGATCGTCCTCCGACATTTCCCGAGTAACCACCGCACCGAGGGCGTACGTGGCGTTCACGTATTCCTTCGGAAAGCCCTGCATCGGATCGGTGAACAGGGAGGGAGCGCCCTGTTCCTTGATCGCTGCAAGGCCGAGGCGCGTGACGCCAAGTTCCTTTTCGTAGGCTTTGTTCGACTCCTTGATCGTGAACAGTTGGGACCAGATCGGCGCCCAGCGTTCGTACTCGTGACCCCAGAGGTCCGCGAGTCCGGGCCAGAGGAGGTCGGCAAAGTTGCCAGTTGTCGTCGTCATTGTGTGACCTCCTATTAGGCGTCGGCAGCTTCAAGCGGGCCCTGGATTCGGGTAGCGCGCCTGAAGACATGGTTGGAAATGCGAACGAGCACGTTGTTCGCCGAACCGCCGACACGATCTACTTCCGTGGGAGCGAGGGAGTAGATTTGGAGCGGATGACCCGCAGCAGTCGCGACGGGCGAGGCGACACGCTGGCCGCCGTTGCCGTTCGCCGTGACCGGGGCGCCCGTGACGATTGTCACGAACTGACCCATGTTGGAGGGACCGACCGAAGCCAGAATCTCGGCCTCGAACAGCGCATCCGGGTCGTCGCAGACCAAGACGTAAGCTGACGCCGAAACGCCAATCATCTTGTTGGCTTCGTGCGTGAGCGGGCGCCGATCCGCGTTGAAAAGTCCGACGATGACGCCCAAAGCAGCGGGCGCGTTCGCGGTCGTGATCGCGTTCTGATAACGCTGAACCTTCCGGTTTGCGTCGTAGAACACCAAGTCCCCGAGCATGAGAATATTGGTGTTGGACCCTGTGGGGTACATGTTCGCCGCAGCGGGCGGTTGTCCGTCCTGGCGGCGAGCCGGTACTAGACCACGGGCGTTAACGCCTGTCGTAGCCATATTTCACCTATTCGATGACTGTGATAACTGTTTTGCCGTAGATTTTCGCCGCCATTCCGCCGCTAGCCCGTTTCCGGTTATCGGCTTCCGCTTTGTCCCGCAGTCCCGCCGTCTGTCGCCGCGTTTGCTCGTTGAAGAATTCTCGGTGTTCCTGATAGTCTTCGTCTGGTAGAAGGCAGAGAACCGATCCTCGGTACTCCGTTACCGTATCCAGATTGCTTCCGTCCTCGATATGACCCGGGCGGTCGTGGAGATTCTTGGAGCCCGTGACCTGCGAATACGGAACCCAGCCGTCCGCGCGTCGGCGCGCGTAATTGGCGGGGTCCTGTGTGTTCACCCATCGGCTCTGATAGCCGGGGACGTGTTCGGTATTGAGAAGGGCCGAGGGTTTCCAGGACTTCTTGCCCTTCTTGGCTTCTTTGACAGTTTCCGTCATTTCGTCCTCATGAGCGCCTTCTGCGCTGCGTAAGCCTTGTAGCGATCCGCCGGGTCTTTCCGGTGAGCCAGCATCCGGTCGGCGTGGAATTTCTCCTCCGCCGTCAACTCGTCCTTCTGCGCCGGACCCTTCATCTGCGAAGTGCTCAGAACCGCCGGGGTCCGGGCCGCGCCGTTCGGCTTCTGCATGTGATTGTCGAGTTCCATCAGCAGAAACGGCAGGGTTGATTCGTTGAGGGATCGTCCCTCCTGTTCCCAGCGCTCCTTGATCTTGAACAACAGCCCCGTCGCCTTGGGGTTGTCGGGGCTGTCCGGGATGATCCACGGGCGCTTGAGTTCGCCATTTTCGTTTGTTTCGACGGCCCATTTCTCGGCTCCCGCTTTCCACCACTCGACCGGCTTCGCTTCTGGCTTGGCAAGAGGTTTGTCGAGAGATGTAAGCTGGCTTACAAGTTTCAGTTCATCCTCAACCCGTCCTTCGTCCCTGGCGTTCTTGATCGCCTGGGTGATCTTCGCCTTGGTGTCCTCGGTCTTGTCCGTTTCGAGACGGGCGAGCCTTTCGTCGATAGCCTTCTGAAGATCGTCGTTGTGCTTCCGAAGGCCCTCACGCTCCTCTTTTCCGGCCTTGACTTGGTGGTAGAGGTAGCGAGTACGCGTATCGACCGCGGTTTTCTGCTCCGGTGTAAGGCCGAGCGCATCCCAATCGACCGGCTCATATCCGGGCGGCCTGGGTTTCTCGGTCGGCTCGGCTACCGGCGGCACGACTGCCGACGGTGTCTCGGTCTTGGTTTCCTCGGTCATGTCTCAACCACGGCTATGATATCTTCCTCGGCAACTACGAACGTCTCGATGCCATCAACCCGCAGTGTTGCTCCGGCGTGTTGCCCGAACAAAACCCTGTCGCCCTTCTTCACCGCTCCCGTGCATGTCGGCCCTACGGCCACTACCAGGCCCCGCGAAGGGGCGTTCCGGTCTCTTGCAGTTTCCGGGATGATGATGCTTCCGGCCTTCAGCTGTTCACGTTCGAGCAACACACGGTCGAACAACGGTCTCAGTTTCTCCACGTTAACCTCTCAGGAGTGCACTCAGGAAAGACTCGGTTGAATCCGCCCTCGGCTGAACGCCGAAGACGTTTGACGCAAATTGTTTTTCGATGGGTAGAACGCCGCCCGGAAGACCCTTCGCGGGGTCGTATTCCGAGAGCAGAAGATTCTTGTAATAGTCCTTGGTCGCGGGGTCGCTGAACCGCGAATCGCCGGATTGAGTCCCATACGTCGCGATCTGCGCGCGCTTCTGAAGGGATGTCATTCCGGGAGAGAAGCGAAGAAAGCCGGGCTCGTTCAGGGAACTCGGCTTCTGTCCTGCAATACCACTGGCAGTCAAATCGGCTGCTGGACCGGCGGGAACGGGGGCCGCCGCTGCGCCTGGGGTATCGATCGTATTCGGCTTCTTCGTGGAGTCGTAAATGCCCTTACCCGCCGACGCCACCGCCGCCAGGGCACCCATCACTCCAACGATTGTCGATATCGCCGCCATCCCGAAGGTACTGACCGCCTATCGGATGAAAACCCATCCGACGATAGAACCTGTCAACCTTCTCGGGACGCAGGGCCGTATCTAGCCTGATCATTTGCCGCTTAAGACCAAGCGACTCGGCCCACTCGACGAACGCGAGGATCAATCCCCGCGCCGTTTGGTAGCTCCGGTATTCGGGCGCTATATAAAACACGTCGTGCGCCGCAATCTTCATCGAGGTAAAGATATACCCCGACACGAACCCATTGAGCCACCCGACAATATTAGAACCATTCTCGGCTACAATGCAACAGAATTTATCGGGGTGAGCAAAGACCGCCTCGGCGTTTGCCCGGAGCACCGCGCCATCTATAGGCGGATACCAAACGCGGCTTTCCAGCCGCATCCGTTCCCCGAGTTCGATCAGACGCGGTAAATCCTCAATCCTTCCGTTTCTCAGCGAAGTACTCAAGAATCCACCTCAGAACGTCATGCTGTCCCTTGAGTTGGGAATAACAGAAGCGGCGGCGCTTCCGTTTCGCCGCCAATTTTATACCATTCCTCATGACGCGCAGATTTGCGTCGGTGGCAATTGGCGCATCTGACCTCGCATTTGGCGATTTCGTCTATCAACAACTGGAGTCTGTAGGAGCGGGCGATTAATTCTGGAATTGTTGGGAATATTTCTGAGCCTACCCATTTTCCTCTCGTTCCTCAAAATAATCCTTAATCCACCTTACTATATCATGCCGTTCCTTGCACCTCGCCAATCCCTCCAGGCTGGACACCCCCAGCCATGCTTGGGGCCGGTCCCATTGCGCCCGGAACTCCTTGAGGAACATTTCCGCGTCCATGCTCGGCCTCGTACATCTGCGCTATATGCATCTGGATGTGTTGTTCAAGCGCCTTCTTGCCTTCCGGGGGTAGTTGAGCCGTAAAGCCGTCGTGACCCTCCTTGCCCATCAAAAGCTCTTGGTGAGCAACGATGTGGCCCATGTGGTCTTGATCTGGATAAGGCGGGGGGACCATCGGCTGCGGCATGAGGGCCGTGGCGTTTTCCTTGTAGGGGTCGTCCTCTCTCGGAGGAAGTGGGGGCGGGAAGATTTCGTCTATGTTCGGCTCCTCGATAGCCTCCAGATACCGCTTGCCCACGGCATAAATCGCCATCGGGTTCTGCATGGTCAGAGGGTTCGTCATCACGAACTGAAGCACCGCCTGGGCGCGCATCAGTTTCTTCTCGGTCGTGGCCTGCTTCGGATCGGCGAGGGGTTGGACCATCAAATCCCCCCGGTAATCGTCCTTCGTCACCGCATCGGATTCAGCCGAGCCGTCATCCATGAACATGACGTATGGCTCTACGTCAGGCATGTATTTCGTGTTCAGATCATAATACTTCTGAAGCTCCCGGCCCCAGGCTTCGATGACTCTCGCTTGAACAGCTCCGTAAACCTCAAGCGCCTGTTCGATCAGGGCCATCGCCATCGTCGGCTGGTACACCTTATCGGCCTGACCCGAGACGAGTTCCGTCACCGAGCCCAAACGATCCGACCTACCGGAAAATAGTTCGATCAACTGTCCGATGGATGCAGACGGGCCGGGAAATTTGAACTGGTAAATCCCCTTAGCGATGTCCTCCATCGAGGCGTTGATCTTGCGGAACTTCCCGAGTTCGATTTCGATCTCTCCGCCCTTCACGTCTAGTTGCGAAGAAACGAATCCCGAGGCGTTGCCGATATTCGCCAACGTGGCGGCGTCGATTGCTTGACGGACAAGCTTGTTCACGGCCTTGTTGATCGGGCCTATCAGATGGCCCATGCCGAGACCGTAAAAACCCTCGGGATTTGGTAGGTAATTGTAGTGCGTGAAGTACTCGACCGCCCGCTTGTTGTCGGTCGGGGCGCCTTGTTCGTCCGCGTCGAAGCGATAGGCAAGCCGAAGAAGCTTCTTCGATTGACGGCAAACCCAGGCAATATAAGGCTCGGCGATACCGTCGCCGTCCAAATCCCAAACGGCGTGTTGTTCCAGAACGCAGCAATCCGTCTTTACTGCGGGTTCTGTCAGACCTTGGCTTTTGTCGGTCTCCGATTGCGTCGGGGTTTTCTCGCCGTTGTTATAAACCTCTGGCTCTGCGGAGTAGAATTGAGCTTGAACGAGGATTCGGGCGTCGTTGATGGTTTGCCAAACGATTTGCGTCTTGCGCTCGACCGAATCGATGTCTCGTGGGCCGACTCCATAAGGGATCACCAAATCTTCGGGCCGGACGTTTTCGACCATGTTCCGGCCCAGCACCGGATGAAAATACGTTTTGGTGAAAAAGCTCCCATGCAAGGGAAGACCGAACAGCAGGCGGTCCTTGTCGGCTTTGTACCCCCGGTCCCGGACCATCAACTGCCAGGACATATGCTTTGCCACACGCTTTGCTCGGGCCTCGACCTCGACATCCAACTTCAACGTGGGAACGGCGGTAACAACCGTTCGACCGGGGAACAGGGCCTTATAGGCGCGCGCGTGGAACTGCGTGCAGGCTTCCGTCAGAAGCGGCAGCGATTCCTCGGAGGCCCCGGGCCAAGGCGGGGACTTGGGCTTCTCCGACTGATTGAACAGCCGAAGCCAACCGGCGTGCATTTCGAGCCAGCCCTTGCGGGAATCGTTATCCGACTCGAAGTCCTTGACGACCTGGGCGGCCAGTTTGTTCTGGTCGTCTTCAGGAAGCTTGGGTGCTAGGTTATCCAAAGACACGGCAGAAATCCTGTCGCCGGGGCACTTGGTCCCGGATGATGGAGGCTACCGCTCCACCGTGAACTTCAATTTCTACCGTGTCGTCTTCCATCATGGCCCGCAACTCGCCGAGTTGGGCCACCTTTTCGTAATCCGTCCAGATATCGCCGTCCGTAAAGGGCCGACCGTTCTTGATTCCGATCTTCACCCGGCCCCCACCGGGACCATCATAGCACAGATCGTATCCGAATAAATGCACTTTACGGAAACCCAGGAGACCCGCAATCGTCACCCCCCGGGTTGCCGAGGAACATCCCCCGGCGAGCATGACCGTCTTGCCCTGGGTCGCGTATGACTCGGCGACGACCTTCTGCTCCCCCGCCCCCACGGCGGCGTGGTAAAGCCACGCCCGCGCGCCCTTGGCCTGAAGCGTCTTGAACACCGAAGGATGGCACATCGAAGCCACGATGTAATTTACCTTTGGGTGGGGAGTGTCGATGAACTCTTTGACGTGCCCCCGGGGGTCCAAAAGGATGCAGGCAAAGGGCGGGATACCGGCGGCGATCAGCCGATCATGTGCGGACTTGACGGCGAAGATGGTCCCGCCGTTCAGGGCCATTTGGGTGATCGTCGCGATTTCTTTTTCCAACGACGGCCCGCCCGCACACATCAGGGCTACGCCATCGTGAACCCGGCAATGGGGTAGCCGAAACGGGTGGTACATACTCAGGGCATGGCGGATGTTGTCCTGAATCTCATGGTCAGACCCTACATTCTTGGTCTTGACCTTGATCTCCTGTCCCCCCAGGGGAGGATAAACCGCCATCTGAACGTAACCGCAACGCTTCCCGTCCTTGAAAACCGGGTCTTTCTGCGGAAGGATCGTGGCCTTCAATTCGTCAACGAGTTTGTTGCACCCGAATTGAGCGGTATCCATGACCGCGCCGTTTTCGTCGGCGACATAATAATCGTCGAACACGATGCAGCGGGATTGCTTGGACAGATTGTAGTCGCCGCGAATCGTATCGACGGAATGACCGCCATCGATGAACACAAAATCCGCGTTCACGGGCTGGTTCAGATCGCGTGAGTTCGCCTTGATGACATTGATCCTGGCGTTCGTCGCCGCCTTGATCTTGTCGTGGACATCCTGAATCTTCTGGTGCGCCTTCACGTTGGATTCGGCGGCGTCGAGTTCAGCCGTCCCGTCCTCGAATAGATCAACGCCAGCGTATTGCACCCCCGGTTTGTGCTTCTGCGCCGCCTTGAGCATTTCGATGGCGCGGTCGCCATTCCACGTGCCGAATTCGAAGATGGTTTCGGGCTTGGCTTGGTCGATCAATTGGAGCAGTTGGGCGTAGCGGTTCATATTTCGTACTTCGTCACAATTTGTTTCGGTTTCGGAACGATGATCTCGCCTTTGATAATCAAAACGGCCTTATCATCGACGCCCATCCAGCACCCCTTGTCGTGGTGCGGGATTTTGTCGAGAAAGACAGGCGCGCGGTTGCAATCCTCGACGCACTCTCGAATGTACTCGTGGATGCCTTTTTCGGTTATCTCGCGGATGCTTGTGCCATCCTCCCCCGAGGAGAGAATGAAGAATTTTTCAGACACGGATCATCTCCTTCACGGCGTCGGTAAGTTGGGTGTAGCGGGTCATTTACCAGCCTTTTTGTTGAGCGGGAATACAGCGTGAGCCGCCGCTTCAAATTCGGCCTTACAGGCAGCGCGAGATTCGGGGGGCAAATCAGGATATGAAATTCCGTTCCCACATCTCTCGCCTTTTTCCTCTTTCCATTTATTCATAAATTTTTGCCAAAGTGCGTTCTTATGGTTTTGGTGGCTCCTCCACTGATCGAGACACCCGAGATCGCAAAAATAATAATCGCGCTCAACCGGAGGATAGATCATCATGCTGGTATAAAACCCGCTCCCGCGCCCCGGTTTGCTTTCTGCGCACAATACAAGGCGATAATCAACGCAATTACTACGCGTTGTAAGATCGTGACCACAGCCGTCGCATTCAACCTTCGTCGTTTTAGCCATCGACCATCTCCTTCACGGCCCCGTTGCGAAAACCGCGCGCGCAAATAGAGACCGCTGCGCTGCGCGCGCTTCACTTCTCAAATAGTCTCTATACTTGTTTTTGTAGTGGCGTTCCATTCGAGCTTTCTTTATTTTGCTGGCATTTCGTAGATAATAAAGCTTTTTCTTTCTGCTAATTGCGGCGGCTCCAAGAGCATACCGCCAACGCTTTCGTCTATTTATTTCATCTCGTCTAAGCCAACGTCGGCACCTCATCCAAAACAAAATTTTGGCGCGGTTACGTTGATAATGAAGCCGGCGTTTTCGGCGGAATTCATCCCGCGTCACTGACCATCTCTCTCACAGCTTCAACGACTTGCTCGACGCTTATCACTTCCATGGCAGCCCGGCAGTGATCACAGGGCGTGACGGTGCCGCAGCCGAGGGGGTATTTATCGGCAGCCACATATAGATTCTTGTGATTGGCGTACCCTGTAACGTCAGGGCTGATATATCCGCCAAACACAACAACGGCTCGTTTGCCGAGGGCGGCGGCGGCGTGGTGGAGTCCTCCTTCGTGGCCGACATATCCGATGCTCCTTTCGAGGATCGCGCAGGCGTGGCGGAAGGTGGGCGCCTCCCGCATTTCATAAAATAAAACCCGGTGCGGCACGCCAATCTCAATGCGTCGGTCAAAGAACTCTTGCCAGTGCGGCCATTGTTTGTTGGCGCCGCCACCGCCTTTTTCCTTATGCCTGGATTCGGTGACGATGAACCTTTCGCCGAACAGGCGCGTCTCATTTGCCGCCCACTCCCGCTCCTCATCCGTCAGCCGAATCTCCCCCGGCGCAATATCCCATTTCCGCCAGAGGATGCGGTTGTCTTTCATGCCGCTGTAGTAGTGTCTGACAGACGGGCCGTTCCGCAACACCGCACAATCGAGCGTCATCTGCTTTTGCATGAACGGGAGGCCATCCCATAGCGTATCCCAATACGGCTCCCATTTCGCATCCACGGGGCAGACACGCTGGTTCGTCATTGCGTTGGTGCGTTTCGCGATGCCGGATAGCATTAAACTGTCGCCAAAACCGATTGGAGTCTCTCCTTTTGTTTGGCCGCCCACCTACGACTGGCGGCCCAATTCGTTTTCTTGCCATTGCTGCGAGCCATAACCCTATAGAACTTCTTTGAAGAATTTGTTAAGATCAGTTTTCAAATTTTCCCGGTCATCTTTATGACCATTCAGCCAATTCGCGATCTCACATGCACAAGCTGCCCTTTGCTTTCCCTCGATGTTGGCGAGCATAGCGTTGTATCGCTTCTCGGAAGCCCCGAGAGAAGCCAGAGAAAGAGCGGTCCATCCAACCCCATATTTCTTTGCTTCTCCCCATATTGCCTCGGTGCGCGCCGCGATCTCTCGGGCGACTTCGGGGCCAAGAGTCATGAGCCTGTGATCAAATGAGCGCCACGGCGGGACGCGAGCCGTAATCGCATCGTCTTCGCCAAATTCGACGGTGAAAAACCGATATATGGCATCGTGAAAATGTAGTGCTGCCGAGCGGCATTTGCATTTATCGCAAGGTCTATTGCGCGAAGAATCGAAAAGACAACGGCGTTTTGTCTTGGGCAGCCTCATTATTTTATCTCCTTAGTTCATCAAGTTGGTATTTTCTTCGCATAAGCCCACCATTCGGCATCGAAGTCAGATTTGACCGCTAATTCCATATCCGGCGTTCCCCCAGTGAAATGAACGCCCTTGGGCGTAATTGCCGGATTACTGTGCCCGACAAGCCAATTCCATGTTTCCGGTAGGGGACCGATGTCGTCGTCTTGAGCCCACCGCATCCCATGCAGCCACCAGCCATCGGCGGAATTGACGGTGTACGCCGAAAGCTCGCGGCATTTGCTGGGGGTGAACAGCATCAGGGAGGACCAGTTCTTCCGGTCATAAACCGTCTGAAGTACCCCATCCATCTTGGAGTATTCCGTGGGCTTGTGATCGTGCTGGACGCATTGAACGGCCAAGTCGGGATTGTAGAGGTCCAGCAGTTCTTTGATGTCCGCTCTTACGAGAAAGTCTCCATCCATGAACAGGGCCGGTTCGTCATCGTATTTGCAGATGTGGGGGACGAGGAACCGAGTGAAGCTGAACAGGGTGGAGAATGGTTTTCGGTCTCTGGCATCGTACATCTGGCCGGATTCGTCAACAAAGTATGCCCTGCGAAAACCGGGCTTTCGTAGTTCGTGCATCTTGAGGAGTTTGATGTCGAGCGGAATAGAGGAATGTGCAAGCAAAGAATCGCGGCACACCTTGGATGCAACGTCGTCCCGAACATCGTAGCCGATGAATATGCGGAGGGTCATGACAACACACTCGCAGAGGAACGTTTCACGCGATACTGTGCTTCATGGAGGGCTTCCTTCGCCCGCGCCCACCCGCCGCAAATGCGCGCCGCCGGCTTGATTATTCGCCAGTCTATTTCAACGGTGCGCCAGTCAACGTCTCCGGCGGTATTGAGAATTTCTACCGCCGTTTCTCTCGGGTGGGGGTCCCCCTGAAACGCGAGAATTTTCGCGACCTCAGCCAGCATGACGGCGCGGCTCATGGCGTTTCCAGAAGACTGGCTTCGATGTTCGTATCGGCGCCGGCTTCGGCTATCTTATTTGCCCACCACCCCATCGGACGAATGGTAACATGCGTGTTTCTGCCGTCCGGCAGCGTTTTCTTGGCCGCGCGGCAACAGACGGTGAAGAACACGTACTTCGTCGCCAGCTTATAGATGCCCTCGATCATGGGCGTGATTTCTTCTTCCGGTACATGCTCCAAGACATCCGAGCAGATCACCATGTCGAATTTGCCGCCCGGCAGTTCGTCGAGACCCGGGACGGCGGGATCGTACATCGTCACGTCCACGCCCCACTTCTTGTCGAGCGAGTGCGGCGGCATGTATTGATAGCCCTGACCGGAGCCGTAATCGAGGACGGTTTTGATGCCATGCTCTTTGACGAGCGCGCCGATCTCATCCGCGAATTTCAAGACGGACAGGCCGAGGAATTTCCCCTGGGCGTGAAGTGCGCGGTATTGATCGAGAAGCGACATTTCGTGTGGCGATCTATTCATTTAACATTCTCCATGCCGTACCATCAGCAATCTCGGAAAGTGAAAATTGCTGATAACCCAGCCAGTTACAAAGCCTGTTAACCCTTCCTCTGTCGAAATAATCCGGGCTTTCGAGATTATCCCACGCCCACGATAGATCGCCGATGCAATGGTCTCCCAAGGCAATGGCTGGAGTGCCGCCGATCAAGGCATGTAGCGCGGCCATGCTTTCATGGGTGATTACACAGTGCGTCGTCGGCAGGATTTCACGAAGGCCGCCCTTGAACAGCTTCACCCGGATCGGGCGGTCGGTGCGCTTCTTGATCTCCGCATCGACCTGGGCAACCCATAGGGCGGGGTCGATTCTCTGGTATTGGGCGACGAATTTGGAAGGTGGGATAACCAGGATGTCGTCGCCCTTCTTGTTCCACATCCCGATGACATTGACCCGAGTATCGTTCCATCTATCGGGGGGGCGGTCCTCGCACTCGGTCGCTTGAAATGCGTTCTTCGTAACCCGGTAATATCCACTCAAATCGCCGGCTTCGTGATTCGATTGCTTCACATAGCCGTTGTCGATGTGCCAATAGTCGTGCCGCATCAATTTTGCCGAGGCGATTAGTTCCCCACATCCACGGAGAATCCCGTATGTCGCCATCGGACCCGTGACGATGAACCCGCGCTGCATCAATTCTCTCGTCGAGCGGTTGAAATCGTAGCCCTGTTCCCCGAGGGCCTGCGGAAGCTGGACGGTCTTCCCTCCACATCCTTGGGCGAAGGCCCCCGCGATCTTCTGCGAAAGGATATGCGGGGTCACGTAAACGGTCGGCGGCTCGTCGCATTGTTCGGCGATGGCAACCGATGTAATCGCGATGGCTTCGGCGAGGCTACCAGTCATATCCGGCCCAATACGCCCGCCATTTCAAATTCCGGGCCAAGCGCTTAGTTTCTCCTGCCCCAAGTTTACCCAACAGAAACACTGCCAAAGCGCAACGTGCGGTCTCCAGCGCCTCGGCTTTTTGTGAAGCCGCCCGCAATTCCTCGATTAAATTTTCAAGCAGTTGCATAAGGATCAATCCTCCGTTGCCTCGGTTTGCCCATATCATCGTATTCCTGCTTCGTCGTCACGGAGGAGCGATATGCGAGCGCATACTGTAATTCATCATATACGTGGCACTCTTGATTCTTGTCCGGGCCTTTGTCGGGATCGTTTTCGTCAAGAACCAGTGGCGGGACCGTCCGCCAGAACTGCGTGCAGTTCGCCGTGATGAACAACATGGGGTCGTCGGAGGTATTGCCGTCTTTTGAAAACTTACTATTGCCGGCAAGACGCGCGATGATTTCGGCGTAGTTGACCTTCAAATCCTTTCTCGATTGGATTAGATTGATTCTGCCGTCCGTGACACGGAACATGCGTTCTCTCGGAGAGGGGCCGTCGTGGGAAGACCACATACCAGAGTCGCCAACACGGGCGGTGGGGGCGGGCGCGGGACACTCTCCGGTTATTCGCCCGTAGTAATCGACAATCGTCGCCCTGTGGTTCGCCTCGCGCTCTAAGATTCCGTTTGCGACCTGATCAGCTGATAGTCTGAGTCCGTGGTTGGGTCGCCCATCAAAGCCATACCACTCGGCGTAACGAATAACGGCTCCGGCAGGGAGGTCTCGCTCTGGCCATCCGTCCTTAGCGGCGAGAGCAGCACCATCGGAGACCGCATACCAACCAACTGAGAAAGGGCGAGCCGTCCCCCAGTCCAGGGCCATAAACCTTGTCCAATGACGCGGAGGAGAAAATTGCCTGAGCTGGTGTCTCTCTCTAGAGAGATTGTGCAGGGCAGCGCCAACAACAGCGTCCCAATCGCCTTCTGTAAGGGCTCTGGCGAGTTCGGGGGCGAGGGCGCGAAACTGTCCTGCATAGGATTTGTCCAGATAGAGGTTATCCGCCATCTTGGCGGGAATGAAGATCGACGGCCATCCGTGATCTTCCGGGTTCTTGGGGTCTCGCATCGATTCGTCGTAGAAATACTTCAAGGGGGGGGACGGATCGATGAAGGTGGTTTTCAAGAACTGGTGCCCGGGCCCCCCGGGATTACTGGCGTAGACGATCCTGGGGAGCCAGCCCTTGCCCTTGGGCGTCCACGAACCGAGACGGACGCGAGTTCTCAAATACGTGATTTGGTATTCCGTGAGGTGAGCAGCCTCGTCTATGCCAAGCCAGTGAATTTCCGCACCTTGGTAGCGGAGAACGTCCTTCTCCTTCTCGCAATAACAGAAGTTTATACCCGACCCGTTGTAGAATTCGAACCGTTTCTTGGTGTCGTTGTACTTTCCCAAGACCGGGGGGATCAACTGCTGTATCTTGCGGATGTGGTTGTCTTCCAACTCACCCAGGGTTCGGCGGAACAGGTAGGCGTCGAGACCATGGTTATCGAGGCAGAAGGAAATCGCATCCCATAGAAGCGAGTAGCTCTTGCCGCCGCCGGCAGCGCCCCCGTAAAATATCTGCCGGGCGGCTGTCGTGTGCAGAAGCTTCTGTTTGTCCTGGGGCTCGTAGGGGAGGGTGATGTTCACTCGTACTTTGCTTTCAGCGCGGCGAGCGTCTCGCGTTCCAGTGCAACCCGGGCCGCCTTATCACGCGCCTCTCTCGCTTCCGCCTCAGCGGCCCGCTCGGCGATGTCTTCCGGTGTTTCGGGGCGGGACCAACTCGCGTATATTGAAAGCCCTCCCTCGTCACCATAACATCTGAATTCCGTGGAAGCCCGATACTCGGGGGGCACTTGATCGAGAAGTGTCTGCGCCCAAGCTACCAATTCAGGGAGCGTGCCGGGGAACCCCTCCCCGATTTCCAGATAGGTCTCGATCTTCCCCAAACCACGCGGAAGTGGCGCGATCCAATTCATCGAGGCACCGCTTGTGCAAATCATGGCGGAGGCAACACAAAAGGTATCGAAAGTGTTGTTCACGTCAGAAACCAGATGACGAACGGCGCCACCACCATAATCCCCGGGGGCACAAGCAACACCAGCCAGAGCCAGATGTTCACCGCCCCGCCGCCCACGCCAAAAACAGCGCCAGCACGCCCGTCACCGCCCCAAGGAGAACCTGACCCGATACCAGAAGCGCCCCCGACATGAACGCCAGGGTCGTCTGCGACGCCGAAACCCGCCATCGGGGAATCAGCCCCATCTCCTGCTTGATCTTGATCACAAGCGAGGTCGGCACCGAAGGATGCCGGATAACCACCTTGTCGGGCCGGGCCGCTACCTTCCACATCTCGTCACCATAGAATGATTATAGACTACATTTCGATCCAGGGGCGGTCAAGCAGTTGCCGGCGGCTACCGTGGAATGGTATTTTATCCAGATGTGCCCGTTCCCACCACAATCCGTCCTCGCCCGCATCTGGCGCCGATCATACGGGCTATACGACTGGCTCTACGACTACCCCAATATCGTCGATTACCAGGGCGCCCACAACGATAAGGGCTACATCTACGATGAGCCCCGCAATAATCATACGTGTACGAACGATGGTGCTACCTAAGGTTACGTCCGATTCGGCCCTATTGTCTCGCAACACACTGATCCAAAACACACATTTCTTTTACATTGCGTAAAAAATCGTAGGTTCCCCCAATACCCCCTCCCCACACAGAGGTGCATCGTGACAGAAATAGAGGCTGACAGGCCCGAAACTGAAATCACCCCAGCCATGATTGAGGCTGGGGTGCACGCCTATCTGGATCACGGTGAGCTTTTCGAGACGCTCAAGGAGATCGTCACCGCAATCTATCGTGCCATGGACGAAGCTAAGGGCGCCCGCCTGCCGCCTGAGGCAAATCCACCGCCAGCCTCAAGCTAAACATGGCTACTGAGTCCATGGATTTTCCCAACCCAGCCCCCGAGGTCTGCAACAGACCGGATCAAGCCCATCCATTGCAGGGCCGCCCGCAGATGCCTAGCCGATGGGTTACTCGGGTGGCTACCGATACACGGGTGTGAATACACGCGCAGCCGATCCGCCGAGGCCCCAGGCCACTTCACCAACGTGGGGGTAGCCTCATCGGACCAGGTGCCGGTCGTACCACATATGGTGTCGGACGGGGTGGCGATGTGGTAGCCCGTCACCACACATAGCTAAGCCATTGATGTTGCTAGTGTGCGCTGCGGTATAAGTGTTCCATAATGTACATTATGCGATGTGCAGTTGCGAGATAGCGCGTGGTGATGGTGTGGTAATGGGCTACCGCAGTACAGGAGCGCGAGAGGCGGAGCGAGTATCTCCCACCTATCCGGCCTCATCTATGTTTCAGCGCCGCGATGTTTCCCGGGAAACATTCTACTGAGCCACATATGCCAAATCTTGTGACAGGGCTGGCAGAGCCATGACACGTCTAGGGGCTTGCGGTAGTCGTGGTGGTGTTTGTGGGCTTGAGCTCTACAGAGGGCGCAGGGTTGGCGGGTGATCTTGCCGCGGCGTTGGTAGCCGTTGGCAGTAGCCCGGACAATTGAGCGTCGTTGCTGTTCTGAGGCGAGGTTGCGGTATCTCAAGCCTTGTGCTCCACGGTCACGACCGGCGCATCTTCGGCGCGGCCGATGTTCAGATTGACCTGAATATTGGTGCCGCCTGACTTCTCGGCGTAGTCGCCTTTGGTCTTTGCGTGGGATTGGAGGCGCCATTGGGCGGCTTTCCAGTCTCGGGGCGCGGCTGCGTCGACATGGCCCACCATTGAAGCATGCCAGGTCTCTATCGAGCGTTCGCAGAGTTCGGCAAATTCTGCATCGGTTTCCCGCCAGTTAGTTAGTGTGCGCTCACTTATGCCCGCCAATGATGCTGCGGTGCGGTATGGCAAGCCTTTTTGGAGTGATTCTAGGATAGCGCGGGCGGCCGGTTCGGTCCTGGTGGTGGTGGTAGCCGCGCCAGCGGCTTGGGCGACTATGCTTGGTAGCCGAGCGGTAGCCGCTACGATGGCGCTCTTTGCATCCCAGCCTTCCTTGGCGCCGCGCTTCTGGATCGCCCTATGTGTGATTGGGACACCATCCCGGGCAAGGGTGCGCTTGGCGCATTCCCGCGTTGACAGGCCGGCGGCGAAATCGGTTCGGATGGCATTCCAATCGACGCCGGGCTTTGAATTATAACGCGACATTATCGACTCGCTACCTTTTGCCGATTATAGCCCATTCCGGTGCGCGTGGAAATAATTGCATTCTCCTGTTGACATGGGCCGCGTAATGCCGTAGATATACGGCATGGCTACGGCAGATGCCGGGCTGAAACGGTAGGAGACCGGACATGATCCGCATCGAAGTGATTGCCAAGTCGGTGTACGGCGAGACCAAGTTTTACCCGGCCAATTACGCCGCCGAGAAGCTGGCCGCCATCGCGGGCACAAAGACGCTAACCGCCTCCGCCCTGCTCAATGCCAAGGCGATGGGCTGCGACGTGGTGATCGACGGCGACAAAACGCTCAACCAGATGATCTGCGCGCAATTCGCGGCGTAGTCACTGAACACGGGAAAACCAACATGACACGCATTCCCCACTGGCAACAGCAAATGTTCGACGTATGGGCCAATCTCGGCCACGTCTACCACATTCGCTTCACACGCAACGGCTCGCCCAAAGTGAGCCTGGACGGCCACAAGGCTACAACGATGGCCTCCGCGCTGGAGAAGATCGAACGCGCCATGACGAACGTGGCCGCGTCAAATTGGTTCGGGGCACAGTAGCACACAAGAGGAGCAAGTAACATGACACACCGCAAAGAACTTGAATCGCTCAAGGCCCGCTTAGAGGGAGGGGGCGCGAAGGTTTACTTTTACCACGATGCGGACGGGTACATCGAGCACATTGCGGTCGATGCCATTGGATTCGGGACATATCCCATGGCGCCCATTTCCTTCGCCGAACGGGCCCGGGAATATCTCGCTGATATGGGGAGCAAGTAACATGACACAGACACGCGAACACGCCCTAGAGGCGGCTTTGAAGTCCATCGTCACGGAAGATAGCCGCGCCTGCGAAATGGCGGACTATCGTCATGCCTCGGACTTTCACCCGTTGCGCGCCTCTATCTGTGGAGCACGCGCCGCCCTCGCCCTCCCGCCCGATCCGGCGCCCGTTGCCGCTGGCGAATGGCGCCAATGGACCGACGCGCAGCAACCGGAAACGATCATTCGTCAAAACGGTAGCGTCGTGGCGCGTTGTGTCGGCGACCAAGGGCGCCAATTCACAGACGCCCGCCTCATAGCGGCCGCCCCCGACATGCTCGCGGTGCTCAAAAACGCGGCTGCCTTAATCGGAGAATCGAAAGGGGTTGATGGCTTTCATCTAAACGGCGATTTGGCTGAATGGGGCGAATTTGATCTGCCGAATGAGATTGAAGCCGCCATCGCCCGCGCCACCGGCAAGGAGGGTTGAGCCGTGGATTTCATCCCCCATGCCCTTAGCGAGGCCCCATGAGCCCATCCCCCGTCCGAAGCCCCCAATGCTCACCAGCGGCCCGCCTAGCCCGTTATGGGCGGCTTCTGTGGGGAGAGCAGTGGCAATCAGCCATGGCTAGGGAGCTAGGGGTCAACATTCGAACGGTCCAGCGGTGGGCGGCGGGGGTGAATGAGCCGCCAGAGGGGGTGTGGCTCGAATTGAGAATGCGGGCGCGCGATAGGATTACTGCACTGCGGGAGGTTGTGGGGTAGTCATGGCTTCGGTTTTGGAAGGCGAGAAATGACAACAGTTACGAGTAACCCAAAAGCTGACGCGGCGCGCGAAGAATTATTTGACGAATGGTATGGCAAACTCCCAGAAGAAGTTAAAAAAACCATAGGGGAAGCAAATTTAGTCATTTCTAAATTGCTTAATAATTTGACGCCGGAACACAGAGTGTCAAGCGCACATCATCACGCTTTTGTGATAGCGCCACGCCTTGCATATCTATAGCCCTATGCTATGTTGCGTTTACCGGGTTGCAGCGCGGATTAATCATAAGGAGAGACCCATGCTGAAGATCAATCCCAAGTTTATGACCATCAACGGCAAACGCATCGGCATCTATATCGCGCGCGGGCCGTGGGTTACGGGCGTCGATCCCACCACGATCAAGATCACGCCGCGCCGCCATAGCTTCCCGCCCGAAGTGGCTGCCGTGTTCAAGATCGAGAACAACAGCGACAGTCAGACCGACTATTTCGAGCGTGATAGTATCCGCATCACCGCGGACCATCCGCTATACGATCTCGTCAAGAAAGCCGCTTAGGGTAGTCGGGGCGGCGCCTTGCAGGGCAGCCGCCCCTCCGCCCATGCCGAAGGAGACACGACATGCGCATATACGAGCCAACACCTAAACAGATTGCGGATTGGCGGCAATGGGTCGAATCAAGGCCCCCCGTTGTACGTAAGATTGCCGAGAAACTCGATCCATGGACGCTGTTTCGGGTGAAATCGACCAATCAAAACGTAATACTCTATTCGATCTCGGAAGACGGCACCGTGACCGTCAACGTAACGGGCGAATACAATTTAGTGATGTTTGAACAACAGGTGTTTGGAATCGATCCGAACGACCTAGCGCCTGCGACCAAACTTCCGCCTATTGTTGGCGTCCTGCTGAACGAAAGGCAGCAAAAGCAGTTCATTAAATCGGAGCGCGACAGGATCAAGCGGGAACGCGCTGCCGGACGAAAGGGCTAAGACATGATGGAATACAACACAGCATCAACCCTCAAACATGCCCGCCAAGCCCTCAGGATGACCCAGGATGCTTTCGGAGAGGCTTTGGGCGTCCATTGGACCACCATCAGCCGATACGAGCGTGGGGCGCCAATTCCGCGCGTTGTGGCTTTGGCGGTCGAATGTCTGTTGCGGCGCAGCAAAGAGTAGTCACGGCTTCGGCGCCTTCTCAAGCATGGGCCGAGCCGCAAGCATTGACCGCCACACGTCGGCGGCCCGTGGTGTTCCGCTCAGGTCTTTCATGTATTGCGTCGGCACCCTCGGCACCAGCACCCACCCCGCGGCCTCGGCGGCGGCCAGGGCGGCGCGCACTTTGGCTGCCCGCATCATTTCAGGAGATGCGAGCGCCATTGCCCGGTCGATTGGCTCAAGGTCCAACACGCTAAATTCATCAAGCGCGCGCGCCATCTTCTCGATAACGTCCGTCATGTCGGCACCTTCTTGGCGCGCACTGCTTTAGCGACGTTGTGGGCGGCCATGCCCGCGATGTCCGATCCATGCGGGCCAGAAAATGCGCGGCGGGCATACGCATCGGCCAAAACAGCCGCATCCTCCAGCCCCTCGTTGTACGCGGCCTTGAGGGCGGCGGCGAACATCTCTTGCAGTTTTGCGTGTATGAGTTTGTGGGGCCGCTGCTCGGCAGTTAGCGGGATTGCCCACCATTCCGAAACGCGATCTTCCACAATCTCTCGCGCCTTCGCGTCGAAGTCTGTCATGGCTTCACCAAGATATCCCGGATGCGCGCCAGCCCATCGGCGGAGCACAGGCTGTTGACCGCGCGCTTTCCAATCGAGCCGATCAAGATTCCGCGTTGCGCGTTCGTCAGGTACCCGGCGTGCTTGTTCAGCCCGTCCTTGATCGCACCGCGAACGCACATCGCGACGTAATCCGCCAGTTCTTGCGGGCACCCTATTGGAATGGGATGGAGTCGGACCTTCCCTTCGCGAGCCCACTTAACCTGAGCGCGCGTTCCACTGCTGGCGGTGCCCGTGCGTCGCGGGTCGAGGTTGCCAGCATCAGCCGTGGTTTCAGACGCAGTTTGGCCGCCACGGCCATCATCAGCGGCGGTTACAGCACCGCCAATCTCGTTTATATCATTCATCGCGCTCATGGCTTCACCGCTTTCATGGGGAACACATTCGCCGGCACCATCCGCGCAAACACGGGCAAGTCCTCGACCGATTTAGCGCACTCAATCTCCGGCGTTATCGGCTTGCCAGCCGCCTTGTAGAACGCCAGCACCTCGGCAACGGTTTGCGCGGGCCTGACCACGGGCTCGGGCTTGATCGTTTCGTGTAACTCGCCGTCCATCCATCTGCCGGCCCTTAACCACGTTGCCGGGTGCGGAATGTACCGCGCCTCTTTGCCTTCCGAAATGCACCATGCGGCGAATTTCTTGGCGCCGTCGATGATAGCGTTCGCATCGTATTTTGCCGTCATTTGTCGCCATGCTTTCTCAGCATCCAAACGACCAACTTTCCTTGGGTATGCTCTGTAGAACTCATCGAACATTCCACCCTCTTAGATTATGTCCCTTCGGTTTGGCTCGGTTGTGCAGGCATAGATCGACTTACCGCGATTTCTCACGGCAGATCGCCATGCCTGCGCCTTGTCCCTTTCGGACGGCTTCGGCGCGTTTCGGCCTCTGGGATAGGTGACGATCCTCCCAAAGTCGGCCCCAACTGATCGAGCCCCATCGCACAGGGCTACCGCGATGCTGCGCCTCGGGCCTTGCGATCCGGCGCTGCGGGGCGGTCGCAGTCCTGGTTCCCCGCCGTAGCCGACAAGCGCCAGCGCAAGTCAAAGCGCCCACTTGCCGAGGCGGGTGGTTGCATGTATTTTCTTCGGGAGAGGTTCCGCCACCCCGCCAGGTGCGTAACCCGGCCCCGGTGAGTGAAAGCTCCCGGGGCCATTCGTTTGACGCTAGCCCAAGATTGGCTTTCACGCAAGCCTTTCTCGTGCCGCCGCCAGCAGCGCCTTGAAATCCGCATCCTCCACAGCCCGCGCCACGCGGATTCCGTGCAGCACCGTCGAGTGATCGCGGCGGAAGTACCGGCCTATCTGCGGTGTGGATTTACCCGTCAGTTCGTGCGCCAGCAGGAAGGCCGCTTGCCGGGGCCGGGCGATGTAGAGCTTGCGGTTTTGCGATCTCAACTCATCAAATGCCACGTTCCACGCCCAGCAGACGGCTTGGGCGATGCGGTCCAATTCCAGCCGGGGCGGCTCTACCGGCCTCGCCATCGCGTGTTGCATCGCAACATGGGGGTTGATCTTGACCCTGACGGAAACCGCGTAGGAAGGCCGTACAGGCGGTTTGGGTGCCCTCGGGCGGGCATAGAGCCTTGGGGGCACGAAAGGGCGATGTGGGGCCTCGTTGCGGGCCGTGGGGACGTGGTTTGCCCTAATAATTGCGACCATCATTTCACCCCCGGTATGCCGTGTGTTTTGATCTCGTAGATCGTCCCCGCCTTGTGCGGCTTCGGCACGAGTTCGATCTTCACCACGATCCCACGGTCGGCGTAGTATTTGCGGATGCGGGCCGCGCACTTCTTGGCCGATTCCAGATTTTCGTCGGCGCGGGGCTTGTAGTCGGGGAAGCGGGAGATTTTCAAATTTGACGCATTATCATCGTGTCTCATACCAGAGAGCCCTGTTTCATCTTCGGTTCGGGGAGCGGCAGCCGTGGCTCGCGTGTTGCGGCTTCGATCCGGCGGCACGCAATGTCGAAATACTTGGGCTCGATCTCGATGCCGATGAACTTCCGCCCGAGCTTCACGCAGGCTACGCCCGTGGTGCCGCTGCCCATGAAGGGATCGAGGATCGTTTCGGTATCGCCGATTTGTTCAATCGACCACACCATCAACTCGACGGGCTTCTGTGACGGGTGTGCGGCGGTTTGTAGAGACTTTTCGAGCGATGCGGATTTGACTGACTTCTCAAACCGGCGCGCGTTCATATCGAGCGACGTCCACGCAAGCTCAAGATCGGCCATCGAGGGCGCGTTGCCGGTTTTCGTCCATGCGAGCCAGCCGCGAGATTGAGGAAGCGCGAAGTGGTTGCCGCCCAAATTACAACCTTGTCGGAAACCTTCAGAAATGCAGTTAAATCAGGCTTTTCATTGTCCCAAGTTTCGCGTACCATGCCGTTTGCGCGTTGGTAGCGCGTCGGCTGCGCCGCGAATCCAATCCCATACGGCGGGTCGGTAATCACGGCATCCACCCCGCCCAACGTCGGCAGCACCTCCCGGCAATCCCCGAGATACAGCGTGCAGTCGCCGATGTGCTCGACCCTCAAATCGGCCTCCACAGACAAAGCGAATGGAACCCATGCGCGCCCGGCAGCGGTTCAACGATGAACGGAAGCATCCAACCCCGCGCGAGATAGGCGAGGAAGCCGGTGAGGGGGGCGTAGAGATAGAGGCAGTCGTCGGTCATGCTACGAACTTTTCTTTCTCATTGCCCCATGTCACCCAATCCGGGCGAGGCGTGCGGGCGAATAGTTCGCAGCGCGGCACATCACCACAAAGCCTGACAATGGCGTTGTGTATCTCATCGGGCTTCCGGGAATGTTCTCGAACCGGGGAGAAGATAACTTGAGCCTCGCCCTTGCTGATCCGCTCGTACCCATTGCCCCGGGTGGCAAGCCAGCACTGCTCCATTCCCGCCCTTGTGTGATAGCCGAGCCCCATCCGAACGTCCTCGCCCGAGTAGAACAGCCGATCCTGCTTGCCCTTGATCTTCACCCAAGCGAAGGCAACCGTTTTGAATTTGAAGCCCCACGCCTCGATGAGTTCAAGGGCTTCCGGTAGCATCGGCTGCACCACCCATAGAAACAGCGCCGCGTCTTTCCATGCGATTGACGAAACGGGCAGCGCCTTGATGTCGGAAGGGGACATGCAGTTATAGTGTTGCGACGCCCCCCTGCCTTCACCACGATGCGACCACGCGGCAAAGGACCAGGGGGGATCGGCAAGTATTACCTCGAAGGGACCGGCGGGAAGCACTATGCCACCACCCGCATGTAACCCTTCATATTGAGCGGGCGCGGCAATCGCTGGAGGCTTTCACCAACGCTCCATTTCTCGAATGCGGTTATGGCGCGACGACACACCTTTTCGTTTTGGCCGCCGCCGTAGCGTCCCCGCGCCCAAACGATTACCTCGTGAGCGGCCTGAATCCCGTCCATTTGGCCGTTGGCCTTAGTTCCCCTGTCTGCGAGAACCGCTCGCCAAAACCGCTCGGCTTTTGTGCCGTGCTTGTGGTGGGTGAGAAGAATCGCGCCGACTATCCCGGTGGGCAACATTCCCCGGCGAAGATTCAGGGTATCTAGGAACGCGATCGAGGCGCTTATAGTCCTCATAACCTCGTATTCCCGCCCCTTCATCCCTATATTTCGGGAGACAATGTTAATGGCGTTCGCGATGAGGCCGTTTCGCACGATGTCGGAAACTGCGCCGATCCCGCTCTCACGAAGGCCGCCGTACACTCGATCAGCGGCTTTCTCGACCGCCGCCTGGCTGTCGTAATGGGTATAAAGTTCCTTCGCTTCTTCTATGGAGTGAACGTCATAGACGACGACGTTCAGTTTTTCGGGCTTATCCACATCTCCGCGCTGCCACATCAACGAGCGCGTATGCCCGTCAAGTTTGGTAAGTTCGCCATTGGGCAGTCTGGCGGCGGCGACAACGGCGTGATCCTTGGAGGGCTTCAAAAGATGTTTGGACTTTTCGGCCCGCCCCTCCGTGTCGCGCTGGCGAGGGTTGTCTTGAATTTGCGCCCATTCGTCGGTAGTCATTCTGAGCATTGTCGTCACGGCTCGCCTCCTTGATTAAGGTTTAGGACACGTTTCATGCTGCGCGGACCTCTACTTCAGCACCCCTCACATTGTCATTCCACGCGCACAGCACGGACACGACAAAGCGGTCATCCGCGATCATCCGCATCTTCGTTAACAAATCCAAGATCGCTTTGATTCGATTGTCACAGTCAGCGCGTTTATCGCGGGGGCCGATTTGGATGTTCACCAGGACATCTCCCGAGAACTTCTGGGGGCGTTGGGATAGGAGGGTGTAACCAGCCTCGGTTAGCCATGCCGTATAGGATTTGGTTTTCACTCGGCCCCGACCCGGCACGTTCCGGTACATCTGGTTGACCGATGGCGGCATAGATAGGCGGATCATTTCGCGAGTTCCCGCCGCAACAGCGTCGCGGTCCAGTTCCGGTACTCCCGCCAGCGCGATTGCTTTTGGCCCTGCGGGGATGAGCGCCAGCGTTTGCGGAGGCGGGCGTGCTTGGGGGGGCGTTTCATGGGCGCGTCATTTCCGCAACGATCATGGGATCGTAGTAATCCGCCGCCATCATGACGATGCCGCGCTTGCATCGGCTTGCGGCAAAGGCGCGTGCAAGGTGAGCCATCGCGCGGTCATACGATTTGTGGGTCGCACCCGTGCGATACCACTTGCGGCACCCTGCCAAGCGCAGATGCACGGAATAGGTTCTGTTCATGCCGCGATTGATGTGAATGGGGGCGGCGAGCGGCGCGGTCGCTCCACGCCGCTCGCCGTGGCCGGGCACAATGGGCACCGTGCTCACCGGCCGTCCGGGCGCGGGATGTGGCGCGCCGGGATTCACTTCACTTCCTCCGCATCCGCCGCGCGACGCCCAGCCACCAATTCGCCCACGCGGCGTGACGGTCGGATTTCTTGAGCGCGAACCAGCGGAGAACTCTGCGCCATCGTCGCAAGCTCGGCCTCTCATGCGCGCGCTTTCTTGCGCCCATTCTTGCGTTTGGCCGCAATTTTTGCTGCCGACCGCCGCTTCCTGGCATAAATCCTATTGTAGGCCCGCACATGCTCGCGATTTTCGTCGCGCCACATTGCACGATAGCGGTTGGGGTCGCGCGTCGATATGCCGGGGAAATCGTCTCTCATGGGGGCATGAATGGCATAAACTGCTGCCGTGGTCAAGACTCGAAAAATTCCGATTAATGTTCTTGACCCAGCCCCGCCAGTGTGCATGATGCGCCCCGTTCACCCGAACGGAGCGCCACATGCCCACCCCGATCAAAACCCAAGCCGAACTCGACGCCGCAATCGCAGCGCGTCCGAACGATTGGCATATCGTCGCCGAGGGCCGGTTTTCGATCAGCATTGGGCGCGTCGAGGCGTGGGGAAACGCGTCCGTCGAGGCGCGGGAAAACGCGTCCGTCGAGGCGCGGGGAAACGCGTCCGTCGTGGCGTGGGGAAACGCGTCCGTCGAGGCGCGGGGAAACGCGTCCGTCGTGGCGTGGGGAAACGCGTCCGTCGTGGCGTGGGGAAACGCGTCCGTCGAGGCGCGGGAAAACGCGTCCGTCGAGGCGCGGGAAAACGCGTCCGTCGAGGCGTGGGGAAACGCGTCCGTCGAGGCGTGGGGAAACGCGTCCGTCGAGGCGCGGGAAAACGCGTCCGTCGAGGCGTGGGGAAATGTCTTCGTTCGCCTTTTCAGCGCCCTGAAAATCACTGTGTCGTTCGGCGTCATAATCGCCAAACACGGTGAAGCGAAGACGCTGACGGGCGGTCAAATCGTCGAGTGCAAGCCGCCGCTGACCGCAAAGGAATGGTGCGAGCATCACGGCATCGCCGTCAAAGACGGTGTTGCGCTAGTGTTCAAAGGTGTGAATGCCGAGTTCCATTCCGAACAGGGCGGCGTCTACACCCCAGGCTCAACTCCGGTCGCGCCGGATTGGGACGGCGGCAAAGCCGAGTGTGGCGGCGGCCTTCACTTTTCGCCGCTACCGCAGATGACGCACGAATTTTGCACGCCCATCAAATTCGTTGCGTGCCCCGTGGCTCTCGCGGATATGCGGGCGCCGCAAGAGGGCGACGATTACCCGAACAAGATCAAGGCGCGCGGCGCGCACGCGCCGGTCTACGAAGTTGACAAGAAGGGCGATCGTGTCGCGCCCACGGAGAAAGCCGCATGAAACCCATCGATCTCTCCTGGACCGCAAAGCCGCCCGAAGGCACGGGCGCCGGATCGCGGCTGGCCACGATCATCGCAGAGGCTGCGCAGTATCAAATGCAAGCCGGTGCGCTGCTCTCGGAAGCCAAACTCATGCGCGCCGCCGCCGTGAAAGCCGCGCGCCGTGCCGAGCGGATGATCGCGCCCTCGTCGAGTTCGTGGAGCGCTGAGCGCGTTCGCCGAAACGTTGAGGAATAAGCAATGGGCCTGAACATCTTCACACGCGGACTGACGGGCGGCTATGCGGAAGAAGCCGCCGCAGCAGATCGCGAGCGCCGCCAGGAAGACGCGGACGCGGATATCGCCGAGATCACGAAGGCCCGAAACGCGTGGATCGCTTGCCGAGACGAGTTCGCGCGGCTGTTCAAGCATTGGCGCGTCGATCACACGGCCATTCTCGAGGACGCGGACGCCGGACTGCACGATGCGTGCGGCGACTTGATCGGCGCGATCCGGCAGCGGCACAGAGTGGAGTAAGGCGATAACCAATACCGACGCCACGTAGCCGAGATCAACATCCAAAGCAGGAAAATACCATGGCCTATGTTTCGAAGAACCTCTCCGTGCTCGCCTATACCAACGGCTTCTCGCTCTGGCACTACACCACGCCCGACGCCGCCGCGTTGATCGCGCGATTGCGGAAAGAATAGCCATGCCCATCTTCCCCCGCCATGACTACACCGCAGACGGCACGCTCGGCCAATCCCTCCGCCGCGCCGCCGAGGAACGCCCCGGCTTCATGCGCTCGCTCATCGGCGGGTTGGGGCGCGCGCGGTTCTGGATCGGCATCGCGCTGACCGCTGCGGCGGGCTGGTTCATCGTGTGGGCGGGGGTGCTCGCATGACGTGGCAACCGATTGAGACGGCGCCGAGGGATGGCACATCAATATTGATCGTCAATAACCGCACGCGACCGGCCATGCAGGCCGTCGTTTATTGGGATGAAGATGCGCACAGCGTTGATTGGCGGTGGGCCGTAGATGATGCGGAATTTTCCTATCATCGTGAGTATCCAACCCACTGGATGCCCCTCCCGGAGCCGCCGAAATGATCTTCCTTCGCCGCCCGCTGACGGTCGAGCTTACCGAAATGATCGCCCAACTCGGCACCATCATCGCCGCCGCGCGCACGCTCGTCCCGCAGCTCTGCGCTGAGGTGGAGAAGTGGCGTAACGAATGTACATATTTGCGCGAAGATAAGGCCGTGCTTGAGTCCGCTATTCATTCGATGAAGGCAGATGAAAACATGATGCTCGCCCTCAAGCAAAACGCCGAGCAATTGCAGTACGAGGCCGAGCGCAAATTGACAGTCACACTCGCGCGCATCGCCGAGCTTGAGGCCAAGGGAGAGGGGAAATGAGTGATACCAAGAATTGCTACGGATGCAAATTCGCGGTGTTCGAGGATTTTGGTTACTCGAACTACACCGTCGAAGGGACGAGTTTCAGTTGTGCGAAGCGTGCACACCCTGACGGCACTTTTGATCGCTTTTACGGTGAGGATGCGCGACTTCGCCATGCGGAAAAGTGTGATGCTTTCGAGGAAGGTGAAGCGGCCAGTGTCGATTGTGAGCGCGAGTCACTGAAAGATGGCACGCTCACTGCCGAACAGCTTGGAATCTACCAGACACATCTGGACGCACCCCAATGACCCCCTCAACCCAACGGGCGCTCGTCGAGGCGCTGCGCGAATGCCGCACGTATCTCGGCACTCAAGCCACATCGAATTGGCACAACACGGACAAGCGGCCAAACCGTGCAGAAATAGTCCTGCATTCCGTCAACGGCGCCCTCGCGCGCGCCGAGAAGGAGATGGGGTCGTGAGCAAGGAAGCGGCGGAGAGGATTATTGCGGACAGCCACGAAGGGCGCGATCACATCTTTTACTACAAACAGGATGCGGTTGATGTCGCCCGAGCCTACCTCGCCCTTCTCGCCCCCAGCGAGGATGACGAGAAGGTGGCTAGGGCGCTCGTCAAACAGCACTTCTGCGAAGGCTCATTCAAGGAAATTCAGGATGATTTGACAGTTGCCATCGCCCAAGCCCTCTCCGCCGCGCGAGCCCGGCAGAGGGAGGCGGATGCGAAGATCGCAACAGATGACGCCGACAGAAATATTGAAGCCGCCGGTCGCGCAAATATGTGCGGCGACGTTCCGTCCGCGCTGCATCACGAATTAGAAGCCAGCACAGGCTATCGCATCGCCGCCGCCATCCGAGGCGCGCCATAGGGGGATGGAGCCATGAGAGTCCTGGGAATGTTCGGCGGGATATGGTTGGCGCTAGGCGTGATGGGACTGGCGGGGATTGCTCCTGCAGCCGCTCAATGGATCGATTGCACCATTGTCGTCGTGGGCGCCGGATTAATTGGCCTCGCATGGAGTCAGCCATGATGTTCATCCACAAAGCATTGACGGTAGAACTTACCGAACTGATCGCCCAGCTCGGCAAACTCGTGCTCGCAGATGACGGGATGACGCCCGAGGAAGTCCGCGATCTCCGCGAATTCATGCAGGCATACCGCGCGAAACATCATGCGGAATTGCGCGATGCGGAACGTGCCGGAATCTCGCTGAGGCGCGCGGCGAATGTGGTGCCGATCAGCGCGTTCGTGCGGGTGGAGCGGGCTTATGAGGGCTTGCCGTGCGACGTGGAACCGAAGGGAGCGGCGTGATGGACGATACAGGTAATCTCGTCCAGACAATCTATCGTGCAGTTGCCGATTTGGCGGAAGAACAGCGTTTTATGACTATCGACGAACGGGAAATGCTTCGTGCTGCGCGACTCAACATAATGAGGGTTCTTGATGCCGACCTTCTGCTTCGAGTGCGATTTCTGTCAGAGAGACCACAAGGGCGCCCCCGAATATACTTGGACATGTCTGATGTTCCCAAGACTGGAATCGGGCTTTCTCAGCCCGACGATACGAGACTCGAATCTCCCACCGTACATGCACTGTAAAAATATCAATGGCGGCGCTTGTCCGCTGTTTAAGCATAAAGCTGACGGTCAATCCAATCTATCTCTTCAAGAAGGAAAATGACATGCGAATCTCCGGTGCCTTCCCGTCCACCTATCTCAAAGCTGCCGATCTCCAAGGAAAGTCGGTGCGGGTCAAGATCGACCGCATCGCCATGGAAGACATTGGCGGGGATCACAAGCCCGTTCTGTACTTCGAAGGCAAGGACAAGGGCATGGTCCTGAACAAGACCAACGCGAACAACATCGCGGCTGCCTACGGCGATGAAAGTGACGACTGGGGCGGAGCCGAAGTGGAACTATTCGAGGCCCAGGTCGATTTCCAAGGTAAGACCGTGCCGGCTATTCGCGTCCGCATCCCGCCGAGGAAACCGGAGAAGGCCGCGCAGCGCCCCGCCCCAGAAACCAAGCCGCCGAGCAATTTCGATGATTCGGACATCCCGTTCTAGGCCATGATCGCCGAATCAGAAGTCGAGAACGCCGTGACGTGGCTGGCGAGAAACGCCCAGCACATCGCCGCCGCTCGTGCCGAGATGATCTATTGCGACGAATACCGCAAGAGCCTCAAGGCAATTCTCATGTCGGAATCGAACGAGACGGCAAACAACGCCAAGGAAACATGGGCCTACGCGCATCCGAAGTATCTTGAGCATCTTCAAGCGTACAAAAAATCCGTGCTGGAATACGAAAAGATGCGGGCGATGCGCGAGGCCGCGATGATGAAAATCGAAGCGTGGCGTTCCATGAACGCGAACTATCGGGCAATCAAGGTATGATACCGGGGATGAACTCCGAAGTGCTGGAACGGGAAGTGATGGGTTTATTGGAATGAGCCGAGGGCGCATTCGAAATGACCGCCGTCACCCCACGCTTCGATATGGAGGTGGTCAATGGCTGAGTGGCAACCGATTGAGACGGCGCCGAGGGATGAGACGCGGGTTATGCTGTTCTGCCAGTACGACGGCATCTGTACCGCCGAGTGGTGGCAAGGCGAGTGGCTGGTTTACGCTGACAAATATCAGCCTGCCTACGATCTTGACGGCAAGGCGCTGAAAGCCTCGGCCGCGACCCACTGGCAGCCACTCCCGGAGCCGCCGAAGTGACCAACTTCCGCAACCCACCCCTCCGCGACCGCGCGTATCTCGATCACCTGAGAACGCGCCCCTGCATCGTCACGCTGAGAGGCGATACGGAGCCCGCGCATCTTCGCCTTCTCGGATCGGGCGGCATGGGCAAGAAGCCAAATGACAACCGCGTGCTCCCGCTGCATTGGGAACTCCACCGCCAGCAATCCACGAACGGCGAGGGAAAGTGCTGGCTCCGGTGGACTCGTGAGTATCCAGAATTCGTGCCGAGGATGGCCGAGCGGTATCCTGATCTGTGGTTTCGGTTTCTGATCTCGGTGGCCGAGGCCGAGCACGAAAACTGGCGGAGGATCGCCCGTGGGTAAAGACAGCGCCATGACCCTGATCGAGAACCTGGATGCTTCGAGCATCGCATATAAATTTCTCATGCAGCCATTTCTCTGGTTCGGTCTTGGGCTTTTTTGCTTAGTACTCGGCTATTTCCTTCAGGCCGTCGGGAACAAAAAAATCGAAAATGGAAGGCATGGTCTTGGGCGCGGTATCTGGTGGTCCGGGACGTTTGCTGCCCTCGGCGCGCCCCTTGTTTTCATCGGCGGATGGTGGGGAGGGTGGCTGTTGTGACCTTGATCGAGAAGCTGGAAGGCGCGACCGAGGGCTCGCGCGAGTTGGACGCGGAGATACATGTTGCGGTTGGCGGCACCGAATTCACCGTTCCGTACTACACCACCAGCATCGACGCCGCGCTGACGCTCGTGCCGGAGGGGCGAGCGCGGCGCACTATCTATCTCCCGTGCGGTTTCTGGCCGTATCGCGTCTGGGTTTACCGCGACGCTCACAGGCCGCTCGAACAAGACAGCGGCGCGCCTGTATTGGGCCGCACAGAAGCGCTCGCCCTCTGCATCGCCGCATTGCGCGCGAGGCTCCCATGACCACCGACGCAAAGGCGGCGCACCGTGCGCCCCATGCAAAGACCCGCGCGCGCTCGTGACGTGGAGACGCGCGGACGAATCGTGCGGGCGGCATGTGCCGATGACGAACGAGCAGCGGGGCGAGCGATGAAAACCGGCTGGGAAATGTGCGACGACGGCCAGCTTGTCAATCTCCACGAGCTGCATGTCGAGTTCGTGCGCAAAGACCCGACAGACGCCTTGTCGGTCGAATATCGAGATGGCCTCGCGGCCGAAATGAAACGACGTGGCATGCCACTGCCACAGCAGCAGCCGCTCCAGCGAACCAGTGTGGAATAATCAGGAGGTCGAACGATGAAGCCCTGGCGCAACAACATCGAACGATGGAACGCGGTGTGCGAACGCTTCGCGCGGTCCTACTGGATGCGGCGCCTTGGTTGCGCGACGTTCACGCTCATAGCTCTGATGGCCGCCGTTCGCGCCGCGGAACTTGTGGCCGAACAGGTGCACGACCAGCAGCAGGTGAAGCCGTGAGCGAAGCCGCTGCCAAATTGAGTGCGAAGGGCGCCGAACTAATCTGCGAGATCGAGAAGCGCCTCGACGAGGTCGCCGGCATCCCGATCTTGTTCGTGACGTTCATGCTCGTCGAAGATGGCGACAGCACGCGCGTCGAATACATCAGCAATTTCCAGGGCAAAGCGAAGTTTGCGAAAGTACTCCGGGAGATTGCCGAGAACCTAGAGCGCGGCGTTCCCATGCCACAAGCGCACTCGCGCCACTGATGATGAACAAGTAGGAGCACGCGATGCCAAAATTCCGAAAGAAGCCAATCGAGATCGAAGCCTTCCAGTTCCGCGAGCACGCGAGCATTGCAGATTGGCCGACATGGGCGCAGGCGGTGCTGCTGCACAATGTTGACGGCATGGTGGTGACGCGCCACGTCGAGGTGCCCAAAGATCGGCGCATCGTTCACCACGGCGATCATCTGCAAATTCCGACACTTGAAGGCGTGATGCGCGCCAACGATGGCGACTATGTGATCCAGGGCGTGAAGGGCGAGATCTATCCGTGCAAGCCCGAAATATTCGAGGCATCCTACGACGCCGTGAGCAGCTGATAGACAGCAAGATTGCCGTCGCTGTCGTGTTCGACACGGTGTCTATCGATTTGCATTGCGGCGACGAATACGAAGCGCAATCGCTATACGATGAAGTGGTTGCGCGCTTGAGCCGAGGGGAGCCGTTGACCCTTCGGCTCATCAAGCCCGAACAGGTGCACGACCAGCAGCGGGGCGAGAAGTGAAGAAGCGAGACGCCTACAAGATCGCCACGGACATTGTTCGCGAGGCCAATTTGCCGTTGACGCGGCTCGCCTATGCTCAGGCTGTTACGCCACGCGACGCAATGCGAATATGCGGTATTAGGTAGCAAACGCACCTAGGAGTTCTAGGGCATTGGTACGGGTATTGTTTCCACCGATTTTTGAGCCCTTGCCAGCAGCATATCCTCAAACTCTTTGATGTTCCCGGTGGAGAAATATTTCCCCCATCGCACAGCTTGACCACCCAGTGACACGAATAGCATCGGGGCGGCCATGGCCAGCACCGTTAGGTAGAGCGCAATAAGCGTTTCGTATCTGCTTAGGGAAAACGTGAAATGGCATACGTTATCGGCAACGCCAAGAATCAGCATAGCAACCGCAACGATTGTGCCGCCAACCGTGATGCGGCGATCCCAGTGATGGTGAAAAACGATACAGTATATCCACCACCAGACACCGTGCGGCAGCCGGTCTTTGGCCCTTTCAGATTTGGCTTTGTCGGCGACAGGTTGGTTGCTGTTATCGTTGTCCGGCAATCCAGCGAGGACAGCGACCTGCCGATACCATTTACTGCCTACAAATCCGGATAAATCCGTCTTATCCTTGTACGATTGCTGGAATCGCTCAAGCTCGTCTTTTGCGTGCTTTCTTATTTTCTCGCGATACCTAAAACGCGTGAGGTTTAGATATGCCAGATTGATAGCAAGCGCCGCCCCGGCGAGTGGCTCTAAAGCAGGCAACAGAGATGACGGGTTGCACAGGCCGGGCACTTATGCCTCTTTTACCCGTCACAAACGGGTAATAAAGCATGCTCGATTTCTAGGCTGAATACAACCTATGCGGAGGCGGCTGGATGCATGTCGGGCTGTTCGGTGGCAACCGGACGCCACGTCACCTTGGTCCCGTGTTCCCAAAGCACTTCGAAGACCTTTTGCATGTTAGCGGCCCCCTTGGGTTCGCCAAATGCTGCAATGGCCTCGTGCTTTGTGCGGTCCGATTCGAAGCGGTAGCTGTCCCCGTCCATTTCAAGGAAATGATACTTGTACGAATCCCGAATCTCCGGGGGAACGGCCCTCACCTCAACGTTAGGCGCTGTCCGGAATTTGGCAAAAAACGGGTGTTCGGCAAAATTCACCGTTTCTGGCTTTTCTAGAAGAATCCTGACGTTATGATCGGTCGTCGCAAGAAACAGCTGGGCTTGCTCCAACGTTTCTTCCGGACCGTATACGCGCGCGTTCATGCCGCCCGACAAAATGCAGACGTGCTTCTTGGCGTGCGCGAACATCCGTTCGACGATGATCGCGGCATGCTCCAGGGACCCATTGAAAATGGGCCGGCCCCGCCTTTCGCGGGCCAGCATTTCAACGCGGTTACGGTAGTCCACGAGCGGCATTACTCCGTGTGAGCGGCGCTCACGCGCCGCCCCTCCTCAACGAGACGGGGGTTGTTCGGTTCCCAGGCTGGAATGCGTGCCATTGCCCTCACGCTTGCCCGATTGTTCGCAGGTGCGAACGACTACAAGCACGGATTGTACTCCAATCCGCGCTGGGGACAAACCGTTATGTGGGTAACTCGGACGAAATATCAAGATGCCGCACGCCCGCCGCCGCCAGGCATTGGAAAAGGAACACAGCGGTAAATCCACCGCGGCTGATCTTGTTGTTGATGTTCCTTTCTGTCTCGTTAATCCCCATCGCCTTAAGCCGCTCAGACAGTTGCTTGTAGCTGACATTCCTACGCTTCAACTCGCCTTTTAGGATGCCCTTCACCCCGGCTTGCCAGTCCTTGTCTATGGGCATGAAATACCCCCAAATCTAGTGGTGTATATCACCATATTCGCGCAAGTTAGCGGTTGCGAGTTATACGAAAGGGCGGGTTGGTATAAGTCATCGTGGCCCGAGGCTTCCGGCGCGGTCGCCGAGCAGGCATTTCTGGTGATGGTGCTCCTGGTTCGCAGCGTGCGCGCGAAGGTTCGGGATCGTCTCGACGGCCGCCGCCGGGGCGGACATGGCCCATGGGGTGTAGAGGATACAGAGGTCGGCGCGGGGCGGGAGCGGGGGAAGTTTGGCGTTGGAACCGCAGGCGGAAAGTGCTATAAGCATCGGTATCAGGCTAATTGCCCACATTCGCGGGGATGGAGGCGAACATGATCCGGGGCGTCTAAAACGCCCGACCGAAGCGGCCCTCTCATCGGGGCCGTTTTGTTTTCCGGTCATGGCCGACACGCGGCGGGTTCGGGTTTGCAACAGCCACTGGCCGGCCCCTGCACCACGCAAAGCCTCAACCGCGCATCCGGCAGCGCCATGAACTGCGCGGTCACGCGGTTACGATCCGCGATAGCTTCGTCCTTGGCCTTGACGGCAGCGGCGAGTTGGTCGCGCTGCAATTCGATCACGGCGGCGCGACGGATGCGGGACTCCCACAGGAAGTACGCGCCAGCCACCAGCGAGACGATCAAGAGGCTGCCGAAAATCTTGGCGCCGAGGGATGCGAACAGAGCGCCCATCACCGCACCAGCATGACGATGCCGACCGCAAGCGCCGTACATCCGCTCACGATGAAGCCGATTGTCAGAATAAACTGCCAGAAGGTCATGTCGTTGGTCATGCCGCCCCCCTATAGGCCGCGACCTCTGCCACGATCTCGGCCTTATCGAGCTTGCCGGGGCACTCGGTCGCCTGCATTTCGCGGTGGAACTTGAGGGCGTCGGGCGGGAGATCGAAACGATCCTGCACCGCCGCGATGATGCGGATGAGATTGTCCCGCTGCGCGCCCCTGAGTTCGTCCGTGCGGAAGTCGCCGAAGGTTTCGATCATGAACGGGCGCTTCTGGAAGTCGTAGCCGTTGTGGCCCGTGGCGGAGGCCGGCGCCAGGTTCCAATCGCGCCCAAGCCAGATCGTGCCGTCCGGGCCGAGCGTCACATGCTGCGCGAAGTCGCGATAGCCGCGCGTCTTGACGTGGTAATTGCGGATGGCCTGAACGGATGCAGCACCCTTCCATGTCGCTATCGGATCAGCGGTATGGTGAAGGTGAAACGCCGTCACCTCACCTTTCCAGTCGAAATCCAGAACACGGACCTCGAATTCTTCGATGGTGATGGGTGTCATGGTCTCTCCGTGGGTTGGGGGTTCGATGATATCCCCAAACCGCCTCATCGTCGTCATCGTCCTTCGTGGGCAGACAAAACCCGCCCAGCCACGTTTCCGGGTGAAGCCTCTCGCACATCTTCAAGTCTCCGCCGAATAACGGAACCGAAAGAGAGATAGGCATCCAACAGTGCCTCGGTCGAAAATCGCGCGGTGTCGCAGCGCAGGCTATCGCCGTCAACGATCAGGGCAATCACGGTTTCATTCAGGGTCAGTCCCGGCCTCATGGTCTCAGTGCCGCGTCGATTCCGGTCGCAATCGTCTCGATCAATTCCGCGATCTGCGAGTTCATGTCCTTGATCTGGTGCGACACCGCGATTCCACAGGGGCGGCCATCGTTCGTGTAGCAAATGTGTAAGTGTAGCTTGCCATAATCGGTTTCGATGCTCGTTGTATCGGAGGGCAAACGGGTGATTATCATGCGAAACGACGCTCCAATTCCGACATGGGCAGAGCATCAACCCCGACAATCTGTCCGCCCTGCAAGGTTAGCACACAACACCCCCACCACCAACCGCTAAGGGCACCGTGGTAGATATATTCCTCGACGTGCCCCTGGGGCAGCGCGCAACCGAGATTTAGGATCGTGACGTGCTTTGACGGCCCAAGTTTAGGGGCGCGGACATCACGTTTGACATGCGAGTGCCCTATAACGTGATCGAAGATCGCGTCGTTAGCGATTGTATTCTCGGAGTTTTTGCCGCCGTAGGTCTTGCCGAGACGGTTGAGCGCAGCATGCACGAATCCCGTCCCGGCCAGGAAAAAATATTCCCCGTATTCGGTCGTCGTCCAGCCGTGATCTGCGAATGTCTGTAATAACTCCCCGGTAAGCATCCCCGACACTTCCGGCCTCTGATTCTCAAACAGCCACACCCGCCGTTCGTGGTTGCCCATTGTGCAGTGCAACTTGGGCTTATGGCCGGCCAGCCCCTCGGACAGCGCGCCCATGGCCTCGTTTAGGCTTTGAACGTCGTGGTGGTAGGGGTTCTTGAGCTTCCCGGCCAAGGTATCGTTAGGGATATGGGACGATAGCGAGTCGAAACTACCGAAATCGCCGATCTGGACGATCCAATCAACACCTCGTTCGTTCGCCAGGGCCCCCATCCAACGGAAACGGTCCTTGGAGAGGCTTGGACAGTCGTGGGCATCACCTATCGCCAACACCCTCGTAACCGCGCCCTCGGGGCTCGCTGAGGCTTTTACGCGTATCCTGAGCTTCTCCGGCGGAGGCTCGATTTCTTTCTCAAGATTCGCCGTGAGCCCGAGCCGGGCGGCCAGACCGCCGGGGCGCAGCCAGCCGTTAACGGTGGCATAAGGACGATTCAGGCTTTGGGCCACCCCCATATCGGTCATGCCGGTGGCCGAAAGATTTACCGCCCGCTGAACCTCGGTTTGTTCGGCGTAGCGGCCAGCCATCAGAACACGCCCGTCTTGCGGGCGTACTGAACCAGTTCCCCAAGTGCTATCTCGTCCTGTTTGGCTTTGAGTTTTTCCAGCGTTCGCGCCAATTTTCTTGCCGCGAGTATCCGTTGCGCGCTACTGTCTTCCGCCGCTCGCTTGAGGGAGTCGAGACCGTTGCGGTATGGCTCTTTGGACTTAAACATTGGCGCGGCCCTTGATGACTTCGGTTAGCGCCAGCATCGCGTGGGCCTGGTCTTTATCATTCTCAATGCTCTTTGTGAGTAGTGCCGTTGTTTCGGCGTGGCTCAATTTTTGATCGGCAAGACGGGCCGCTTCCAGAGCGCGGACTTCCCGGTAGAGAATTACGACCGCCGCGAACAATGCGGATGCTATGGCATAAATGCCATAATCTTGCAGCGTCTTCGCGAGGCCCGCAATTTCGGTCATTTCAGCTACCGCTATAGGGCGCGAAGAAGCATTTCACCTGATTCGCCCAAAAACACACCCAATATTGCCCGTCCTGGGAAATCTGTATTTGATTCCCCGGTATAGTAATATTGCCATAATCAGGCAGAGTTACTCCGTCTCCGCGAGGCATCACCCGATCCGGTGGAACAACGTGGCAATCCTTCCCCGCATCGCAGCACCGCTCGCCCTTGAAGTTAGACTCGCGGTCAACCCATGAATTTGCCGCCAGCTTTTGATGAACCAATAAGAGCGGGCCACTGTTTCCAATATACCCAAATGGGGATAGACGCGGCGGGAATGCCTGAACCGACGAAAGGGCGCCCAAAAACCACATTGTCACGCCAATAACGGCGATTATAATGGCGTACGCGATATAATCGAGGAGACGGGACATGACCAAAAACGAAACACTCTGGTTTGGCATCTTCCTGGGTGGGATGCTCATTCTAACGATCTTGCGTTATCACTGAGCCAATTCCAGGCCAGACGCGGCGACGGCAGAGCGAATCATCTCCTGTTCCATTCTGCTGAGGGGCTGAGTGTATCTGTAACCACGTAGGGCTGTATCGACGGCAGCCCCAGCCCTGCCTTTCGTCATCGCCGTGGCGCCAAGGCGGCTTGCGATGCCCGTGGTGGCCATACTTAAACCGAGCATGGGCGAAAGATTCTCAGCGCCCAGCGCGGCCACTATCGGAAGCGGGCCAGTCGGGGCCATTTTGCCGAGATATCTAAGAGTGTTGCCCGCCAAAGAACCTTGAGATACGCGGCGAATGGCGGCTTGTTCATCGGGCGAGAAAAACCGCATTTCCCGGCCTCGCTTGGCGAAAGTCCTAAATTCGGCGCGAAGGGCGTTTTCGATACCGGAAACGGAATATTGCGATTTTCCCAGCGTGGCTCGGTCAATCAATGTTTCCAGCGTCTCGGCTTTTGCAGAACGCGAATAGGCATCGCGCGCCGTTCTGAGTGCGGCGATTCCCGCTGCTGGGTCTCCTGTTATCACATCCTCGGGGCCAGCCCTGCTCACAAAGCGATCAAGCCGCGTTTTGATTCGGCTTACCAAACGCGCGTCGGCATAAGCGCGAGCATCATTCGCGGCGCTTTGCGCAGCATTAATATTGCGTCTGAGAATTTCCGCCCTTTCCAAAGTGAGCGGTCCTAGAGATAGATCGTCACCAACCAATCTCATTGTATTGGCGGCTTGGGGATACAACCCAACAGCTGCCGGGCTATCGAGCCTCAACCCCTGACGCCCCAAATCATCAGCCATGCCGATGACCATGTTCTGCGTGGCCTGTGGATTGAAAACCACACCGGCACGATTGGCGTCATCATAAGCAGCGGCAGCCTGTCGGTTGAGAGCTTCCCGGGTGGGGGGCGGGTTGGCTCTCCTCCCCACTACATTGAGTACGCGTCCGGCGATGATTGGCGTTAGGATGCTGCCAAGAAACGAGCCGGTTTCGCCACCGAGCTCCTGCCCAACGCCAGAACCTAGGCCGGCGGTGATTGCTCCAACCGGGCCGGCCCCCATTGTTGCCACGCCCGTTGCTGTTCTGACGCCGGAAGCAATATCTTTGCGTAGCCCCGTCATCGGCACGCCGATCTTTGACGGGTCCGTGGGGATGCCGATTTTTTCTGCCAACTCCGAGGGAACAGTTGTCTTGCCGGGAATGCCTTCGGGGCGAAGGCCGGTTTTCTTCAGGAGCCAACTCGCGATATCGCGTCCTGTTTCCGGTAATCCCGGGCCGAGACGATAGAGCGTATCCGCCGTGTCACCCGCTCCTTGGATTGCCGCGGTCCCCACAATCTTGGCCGTATTGCCAAGCGCAGCCATTCCCTTGTCCCCAGCCCAACCCATTTCCTGGCTGAATTTATCGGCCAAAGCATTGGGGTCGCCGTCGCCGTCTATTTCATAGGTTTTGCCGTCAGGCCCCTGGATTTGGAGTTTCATTGCACGACTCGATAACGCGTGCCGCCCGGCGTCTTGTTCCAAGTGTCTTTGGTGGGGGCGCCCGGTTTGTCGATGGCGGATTCGATTTCAGAGATTGACGGCGTAATCGGCCCACGATAACCAGCCAACGTGCCGTGCTTTTCAAAGTACGCAGCGGCCTTCGTCTTGGCATCAACAGCTCGTTCCATGGCCAAAACCAATCGGCCCAAGCGCTCTGCATTGTATTTCGGATCAAGTGCCGGGTTGTAGGCTCGTTCAATCAGGCGGAAACCTTCCTTTTGGGTGAATTGAGCGCCGAGGATCAGTCGCAGATTCCGCTGGACAACTTCCTCCACCAATTCCAACGCCTGAGTTTCTTTGGGGTAGGTGAGGCGCTGAACGCCTCGGGGGAGAGAGCCGAAAATCGGGCCAGTTAGACTCTCGCCCGCCTTCAGTCTGTCGGAAACGCTTTTGAGTTGCGCCAAGTTCTTTTGAATATCGGCGATGCCGCCAGAACCCATGAGTTCGGCGTATTCCTTGCCGAATTTCTTATCGACCTCGACTTGAGCCGGCGTGAGAACGGGTTTGCCCTTCCATATCCGATAGGGCGGCTCGCCTTCTTTTGCCGGCTCGGCGCCGACTTGCGGAGGCGTTTCCGGCCCGAGTTCGAACGGCACGGTCGGCACGGCGCCGGGTGTTCTGCCGACAAATTGAGGCCCGCGCTTCGATTGATCCAAAATGGCCGCAACTTCATTCGCGGCGCGGTCTCCTGGGGCGGAGCCGGGCGCATATTCAATTTCAGCGTGAGGCGTGCGCGTTCTAATTTGCGGCCCAGAAGTGGCAGTCGGGATAACAGGTTCCACTTTCCCGGATTTGCTGACGCGGGCATAGATTGGCGTTCCCTCGCGAGTCTCGCCAACCTTTTCGACCGTCCAGCTTTCCTTTTCTGATTGAGTCCGAGTAAGTTCAAGGCGGGCACGGTCGATTTCGTTCGTCGCAAGAAACCGACGCTCTTGTGCCTTCATTTCTTCAAGCTGCTTATCTAGCCCCATGACATTCAGAAACATATTCATGGCCCCGCCCGTCGCCTGTTGGCGCGCGGCATCTAGGGGGGCGAGGCTCTTGGCGAACGGCGTGCCCCCACCGGAAGCATCCAGGGCCGCCAGCCCCACATCGCCCAGCCGCGAGATCGGATCGTTGCGGACCGTCGCATCCCGGATCATGCTTTCCATGAGCGGGGCGAACATGGATTTCAGGCTATCGGGCGTGCTTCCAATCGCCGTGTTCTGAGGCGAAGAAACTTGGCCGATCATATCGAGAAGGGATGCCATCTATCGCTCCTGATACGCGCCGCCGTACATATCTGGGACCGACGACACGCCGAACTCCTTGGTTCCCTGCTTCGGCTTACCGATCATCTCGCCCAGGCGCATGATACCCTGAGACGCCGCGCCAAAACCCGTATTTCTGTTCTGGCGATTGAATAGCTGCATCAACATGGAGGGCTGAACGAGGCTGCCGAAGGATGCGGCGTTGCGCTGTTGTCCGCCGGCCATGTTCAGAAGTTGCTGGCGCGCGGTCTCGCGAGCCTTCATCCCGGCATCCTGAAATCCCTTGGCGAGAATGCCCCAAATTGTCTCGTCCCGCCTTTCGGGGTTGATCGTGCCACGGCCGGTGGCGCCCCTTGAAGCGATCTCGCGCATGATCCGATCTACCGAAGAAATCAGGTCGGTGCGGTTGCGCTGCTCTTCCAGGCCGGAAATATTGCGGAAATATTGAGAATTCGGATCGGCAGAGGCCGCCATGTAGGTATTGGCGTTGCCCGCCGCCTGGGCCGCCTCGGCTATTCCATAGGGCTGCGGTTCCTTGCGGAACGCCTGTGCAATCCCGCCGCCAAGGCCGCCGACCGCCCCCAGAAGACGGATGATGTTGCCCCAATCGGTTTCAGCCATCACTGTTTCCCATGGCGGGAGAAATAAACCGTAAACCGGCTCAACACGTCCGGTCCGGTCCCGCCTTCCGTCGTGAACCTTAGCTTCACGGCCTCCCCTCGCCAGCGAAGGGATTCCTTCACGTTGTTCACGGTTGACCCTCCGATTTTGGAGGTGCCCACAACGAAATTCCCGACAGCGGCGCCCGCAGAAGTGGCGATGCTTATGCTGTCGGAAGACATGCCCGAGTCATAGTCGCCCTCGGCTTCGATAGTATAGGCGACGTTACCGCCCACGTCAAAGATGGGCTTGATATACTGGCCCTGACAGATCGAAACGGGCGCTGGGGAGCCCCTGACGGCATGGGGCTTGAGATGGGCGGATTCGAACTCGGTCGTATAATTCCCCCCGTCATCTTGATAATCCCCCTGGTCGAAAATATAGACCTTCCCGCCGGGGCCGCAGCACAGAAGATCGCCGTTTGACATGATCTTATAATCGTTCTGCTGGGCGAATTTTCCGTCAAAAACCGACCAAGAGCCGCCCTGGGGCGATAGACCCTGCTGTCTCCCGAGATAGGTCGTATAGTTGAAGTTGTAGATTCTGGCGCCGATCTTAATCATCAACCAGGAACGGCGCGAATAGTGAAAGCATTTGATCCCCGATTCGGGGGTTGTCTGAAGTTCCTCGCGGATCGTCGATTTGATGGCTTCGGAGATATTCGCCCGGTTCAAGGTAGAAGCATCCGAGGCCATCGAGACGGATTGCACCCCATCGCCCGTCAGGAAAGCCGCGTCGTTGCCGATGGAGATCAATCCACCTTCCGCCGCAACCCCCTGGGGGAACAAGCCAACCGGGGTGAAATTCGCCGTGTCCAGCGGGTCAACACCGGAATAGAGAAAGATGTTCTTCTTCCCGCCCAAGACCAGGAACCTTTGGAAAGAGGTCATGTCAACGACGTAATCCCCTTGGGGTTGAAGGCCACCAAACTTGAACGTCGAGGCGTCTAGCGTGGCCCCATTCGTCATGTCCTGGGGGTCTCCGGGGCCGGAAATCCTGATCTTTCGGCGGTCTCTCGCATCGATGTAAAAGACATAGCCAAAGTGATTATGGGTGTGCGAGGCAATCGGCATTGCCGATTTCAGGAACACGCCGGAATCCGCCGTCACTTGGCTTGGAACGGATGTCACGGTCAATTGGCCGGAGGCGATTGCGCTCACCCGAGCCACAGCAGAACGAGTAGTGTTGTAGAAATAGTCTCCCACGCGAGTTTCCGTGCCGGGCCAGTTCGTAAGCCCCGAGACCCCGATGGTCGTCGGCGTGGCTGGCGCGGCCAGGGTGCCCGTATTGTCGGGGTCTCCGTTCGTGGGGATGACGTTCAACTCGACAAGATCGATCAGCCGGTAAAGGTCTCCCGCGGCGTTGTTGACGCCCTCCCCGAGAGCTCGCCCGGAAGCGCCCATTGGCGTATGAACGAGCCGGCCGAGAGCGGCGGCAGACGCAACTGAAGCCGTCGTGTTCGCCGTGACAATGCCCGTGACAACGCTGAAGGTGCCCCGGGTCACGTTATGAACGAGATCGTTGACCCTCGCCCCCCGGATCACCCAATCCCCAACACTGGAATCCTCGAAACCGTTGGCCGTGACGGCGGCCATTGTTCCCTCGGCGATCTTCGCCAGGAGTTCCGTGAAGGTTATACCGTCTTCGGTATAAAAGTTCCGGTCGGTGCCGTTATCGAAGATCAACTTGTCGTCGAATTGGATCGAATGAAGCCGATTGGTCGTGTCGATATTCGACCTTACGACCGTCCAGGTAGAGGCGCCATCGTATCGGTAAAGACTCCCGCCACCATCCACAAAGCGAACACTCGCACCGTCCTTCTTCACCAACTCATGTATCGCCGTAAGATTCGGAGAACCGGCAACCGTCATCCCATATTGACGGATGCCCTGCCGCATCTCGGCGCCGCCCGCAGTGTTGAGAAAGCGGTTGCGAAGCGTAATGGCGTAATCTGGCGGGACCTCGGTTTCGATGAACGAGGTCGCGAGGCCCTTTGGTGAGATGGAATAAGTGCGGTCCAGGAGCATTAGCCGCCCCTTGGTTGAAAATAGACCGAATTTCCGACATCGGCATTGAAGCGGTTGTTCGCCTCTTTCCGCATACGCAGGGCTTCTGTGTAGGCCGTTTGGAATTCCCTCGTCGGGTTCCCTCCGCTTTCGCTCAATAGAGCCTTGGCGTAAAGCGATTGCACGACGAGATTCGCCGGAAATGGAATGACAAGAGCGCCGTTCGTCGTCGAGTAGATGAATGGCTTTTGGAAATAGAGGACGTTGAATGTTTTCCCCGAAACATCCGTGGGAATAGGTGCCACCCGGAAGTTGGGATTTCCGGACGAGACGTTGACGCCTTCAATGGCAACCTGTCGGGGGGTGCCGTAGTTCCCGATCCTGTTGAGTTGGCGAAGCGTTGCCAAATCCTGCCAGATCAGAGGAGACGTAGCGGACCCATACACGATCTCGTTGACGTTCTTTACCAACCCGGAGACTTGAACTTCATAAACTGCCGTCGAGGAAATGGCGGTGACGTTCACTTCTCGGATGTATTCCTGCCAGTCGCCCGAATCGGCGATTTCATCCATGACCTCGTTGAGCATGTCCAATAGTTCGCGCGACTTCTTGGTTGAAGTCACGGCAGACGAGGCGTTCAGACCGAGCTTGCGTTCGACCCGATTGATGACCGTTAGCACCGTCTCTCTGAGGCCCGTGGTCATTACGTCCTCTTATAGTATTGAACGATGCCGATGCAGTTCGTCGCGGCTGAAGCACCGCTGCACACCATTTCCACGCGACCGGAAACGCCGGTCAATCTAGAAGCCGACACGGCAGTAAAGTCATATAGACCGCCGGCAGAAACCGTGATCGTGCCGAAGTAGTTGCGGGAATCTGAGTTCCCGACGTTCACCCTGACACCGCCGGCAGCCGCGGAGCCATTGACGATAACTTTCACGGCCAAGCGTGCGATATTCGATGTGGTCGGGAGAAAGGCGACTTGCGCCGTGGTATTCGAGCCCACGGTGGTCTCTTGGACAACCAATATGTCGCCGCGCGAATCGGCGGCCGAGGTGGCGGCGGAAACGCCTTGCCTGACTCGTCCGGTTAATGTTGCAGCCGAGCCCGTAATCAAGCCCGCAACGACAATGGTCCCAGCGGATATATTCGTCGCCACGAGAACCGGCGTGGAGATTTCAGATTGAAACGCCTGAGCTGTCGTATCAAAGAGATTGGCGCCGGAATCGACAAGATCGCCAAATTGCGCGGACGTAGGGATGTCGCCCGTCTCAAAATAAGCCTTGAGGGTGACTCGTGAAACGACGGCCATTACGAAGTCCCGCCCTTGAC